ATGATATGCTGAAGGAAGAAAATAAATAACAGGAATATATGCGACACTATAGTTCTCTTTCTGAAGACGAGATTCATTCCCTTTCTTTGGTTTATCCGACAACTGCAAATGTAATGCTCTGTTCTCAGTATGATATTAGCCGTGCTGGATTACATCGTCTTGCTGTTGCACATGGATGGGAAAAAGATCGGGCTACAATGGCAATGATGAAGGCGCAAGGTGACAGAATCACAGCCGGCCAGGTAAAATGGCTGTGCGACAACTACGCTAACATGCCCAATTCTGAGTTAATGTTATATTTGGGTATAGGCGAACATGCTTTAGCGAGGTTAGCACATCAGTACAAATTAAAAAAGTCGTCCGAATACCTCAAACGTATGGGGACAAAGATATGGGAAGCAACATCCGAACTGAAGGATTTTCTCCCTCTGAACGAGCCGATTATTTCCTCCTATTCACGCGGCGCTCGTCGTACTGGCACTATCTACCAAGAGATACAGCGTAATGTAAAAGGTCGCGAGCAAAGAGGCTGTGGTTCTGCCGGTCATGTTGTCCGAGGTGTGGGCTTCGTGAAACAGCAGCGTATTCGCTGGGTGGGAGAGATAACAGCCCACTACAAGCGTTACCGTTTTCGCTCTACTGATTATCAGTCGGTGGTGAGCTGGTTGTCGATGATGCGGAACAGGTTGGCGGATTAAAGTTAGAATTAAACGAATTATATTATGAAAATCCCCGAACAATATAGTCCTTGTAAAGAATTAGCCGATCTATGCGTTGATAGAGAAGGCAACTTTCTTTATCGTGGAAAGCCTAAAGCCGTAATTCGCCCTGTTAGTAGGCACGGTAAAAAGCTAACGGCTCGCATTGCCATTATGCGTGAGAGAAAGCAGATGTATTTTTCTGCCGCCCAGCTTGTCGCTTCTGCTTTCATCCCCGGGTACGATAATCATGCGTATATAGAATATAAGGATGGAGACATACATAACATTTGTGCTGACAATCTCAGCATCGTCACGAAAAAAGATTATTATGTAGCTCGCATGGCCGTAGCCAACTATTATCACAAGCGAGGCACTTATCAGTATCAGGTAGAACGCATAGAAAATACCATTTTTGATGCCCAAGCCGTATTGCATTATTTCAAGACGGGAGACATGAGCGAGGTAAACAAGCGAGTGGAAACCTACCTGTTTGAATGTTTGATGCTCTACTGCGTCAAAAGCCTACACCTCTCTGAGCAGACGGCATACGAATATGCCGCAGATGTGATTGTTCGGATGTACGATGTATTGTTGTCCGGTCATGCCGTATCTAATCTCGAATATTATTGCAAGGAATTGCTCTTGCATCGCAAACGCCATAAGGCCTATGGGTTTAAAGGCACGATAAAGAAAGAAATCAAATTGATGATAAAAGATTTGGATTTGACGCCCATTCAAGAAAAGTATGATGTGTCGATAGTCTAAGTTTTATCATCTCAATACATATAGTACTTTTCATCGTATATTAATAAGAAGGGCAGCCGTTGTGGTAACGTCTGCCCTTCGCCCTTTTATATCATGGAAAACTCAAAATTGAACAATTCAAAATGCGCATAGCGCACAAATCAAAACTCAAAATTCAAAACTCAAAAATCCCTTATCTTCCACTCGGCAGCACAAACCAACCGCCACCGCCACGGAAGAATTTGTAACCTAAATACAGAGTATCGAAGGCATCCGTGAAGTCGGTACGTTGCTGTAAGGGCAGTGTGTCCTCACTTTCTGGCTTCTTTTCGCCCGACTTATCCTTATGAAATCCTTTGTACGAAATCTGCACTTCGCAGAGCTGCATGGCTATGATAAGATCGGGGTTGTTTATTTGGTTAATACGGATGGCGGGGTAGGAGAGGTGAGCAAGACCGTCGTTAATGATTTGATGTTTCACCTCATGCTTTTCTGGCGCACCCATGTCTATTGCTGTCACGTTCCAACCTCGTTTCTCCAGTTCTGCAATCACTATCATATAGAAGCGTTCGTCGCTCGAAGCGTACGAGGCTCCCTGCTTGGCAGTGGAATCGTAGAAATACGTCACGTCGCGGTTGATGGCTCGCTTCGGAGCGTAGTAGTCCGAAAAATCGGCAATTAGTTCGCGTAGTTTGCGCTCGTTCTTTACGTAAAAACTCTTTATCACATTCAGACACTCCATGCCGTCACGCGCGTAGCCTTGTCCCACAACGAGTGTATTGATGTTAGCGTTATAGTCGAGAGCTATATATAGAGGCAGGGAGTTGATGCAGTCGGAATCCATGCGGCAGTCGTTGCGCTCGGCGAGTTCCTGGAAGTCGGGTTGGTAACTCTCGCTTGTGATGCGTTTGCCGTTGATGATGCCACTTACCTTTTGTGTGCTAAAATTCGCCTGATTAAGAACATCATCATCTGGGATATAACCGTGAACATGATCAATGTCGAGGTTGGAATAAAAGCCATCGTTCGATTTCTGTATCTTGACGTTAAGAATTGAGACCGCGAAGGTGTATGGCGGAAGGTCACGCTTCATCTGACGAATATAGTCTTCGCCCAAAATATCCACATTGTCGAGCGATGACGCACGGCGCACGCAGAAAGCCACACGGCGCAGCTCACGCAGATAACCATCAGTGAACTTCTTTGAGCGCAGAAACATCTGCATCTCGAAATCTTCTTCTGGCGTGATAAGATACTCATAATCGTAAATTAGTTCGGCATCGTCCTGTGGAATGAGTTTATAGTTGACAGCCATCTCCACCATGCCCTTTGTGACGTGTTGGCCATGGTTGGGCATTATCTTGAACTGTCCCTCATGCTTCATCATCTTCAGAGCCACGGCACGGATCATCGTGCGCAAATCCTTCGGCACCACATGTACTGAGTGCCCCGTCTTCTTGGCGTTATACAGCAGGTCGTTGTAGCGTATCACCTTATTTGCATAATCCTCCAACTGCTTCTGCACCCATCGGTAAGTCTTGCCCTTGAACGGACCCGTCTCTACGGTCAGGTCCAGTTTCTCCTCCTCTTTCTCCAGCCACGAACCTTTGGCAGTGAGCGAGGCATCCGAGAGAAAGCGTGTTGATTTATACATCGGGTTGTGGTCAGAGAAGTTGATGTCGCCCAGCGGATGCGTCTGACCTGAAAGAGCCGGCATCAATTCGTCTGTTACTTTCTTATACGGGAAGAATCTCGCCTCGTCGCCCACCATTGCCGAGAACGTGTAGGAGTTGGCAGAGGCAGTCTGCGAGAGAGAAATAAGAACCCATCCGGCACCATTCGCCAGCCAAATGTAGTTGTCGTAGTTCTTAGGTTTGAAGATACTCTCGCGAGCATGTTTCGGTGGTCGTCCCCACCCAAAGTGAATGCCCTGCGTAAAGCCGAACATACGCTCCATAGCCGCCATCGTACTCGGTATGGTCTTGCCGAAGCCCTGTTGACGCGACACAGCCACCCATGCGCCGAGCATACCAGGCATAGAGTTGCTTGCCGTCCAGACGTAAGGAGCCACCAAACCATCGGTCTTACCCACACGGCGGGCAGCAATCACTCGCTCGTCTTTGGCTCCCATGTATAGCGACTGCTGCTGGAACTTAGTTAAGTAAATATTATGTGCTTGCTGCATTGTTATCCTGATGTTTTATGTCCTATATGCCATTTATTGCACGTCCTGCACCGGTACACCGTATATCCCCGTGCTTTGAGATTCGGGTTCTCTTGTAAGAACTCCCAAGCATCATCCTCGGTCTCGTATGCTTCCTTCGCCTTCCATGAGTGCTGCTTGCGAGTGTAGTGCTCGGGGTCCGGCTTGAACGGCGGAATTTTATTGAAGTATTTGTGTCGGTTGTTATTCATGTGTTATTTTTGTGTTGTTTTGTGTTTTCTGTTGTTCAGTTCCCGTCAGTTAAACCATTTCACAGTTGTCTCTCCCTTATACCCTTTCTCCCACACGAACCATGCGTAAGCCGCTGCGCTGCTGCCGTACTTGTCGAAGTCGCCATTCATAGCACATTTCAGTCGCGACGAACTTACCCAGACACGAATGGGGGGGGGTAGAACGGAAGAGAGCGCGTCGAGCCTTGCCTTCAAGAAAAGTCAGTTTGAGGAACATCGCCACTTTCTTACCTTCGGGAATGATGCTCAGAGCCTTTTCCACAAACTGCTGCGCATATTTGTAGGGTGGATTGGTCACGATGTTCCCGTCCCACGCCAAGTTGTCTATTGCAAGGAAGTCAGCCACCTCGCCGTAACCTCTATCCACAAGGTCGCGGCTCACCACCTCATACCCTGCTGCCTTCAGCACCTCGCTTATGTGTCCTTCGCCACACGCAGGTTCCAATATTCTACCGTCGAATTGTTCCAACCGGCAAAGCCACTCCGTAGCTTTTGGCTCCGTAGCGTAATAGTCCTCACGCTGTCGTTCTCCGTCAGCATGATTACTCGCTCCTAATGTCTTGAACACGGCAGCCGAGCCGCCCACCCAGTCCTTAGCCATTGCAAGCCTCCTTTCTGTTTATATTGCTATTACTCATAATGTATGACGTTGTGTTTTGTTTACGATTCCTCTCCAAAGTCTATTTTAAGCTGTTGGAACCTCTCGGCATACCATTGTCTGTACGATTTGCCCGAAATCCACCAGTCGTAGATGTTTTCCGCTATTTCGTTTTCCTGCTCCTCTGTCAAGCGGTCAGAAGAGGAGCTGGACGAAAACCCGTGCATTGCAAGAGACCATATTCCCGTGTTTCGCCTCTTGTTTCCGTTTTTGTCCCCAGTCGGATTGTTTGTAGAATCGAGCTGGATCCAATGTTCCGGGTCGGGATGCTTGATGTAGCCGCCTGCGTCCTGAGCAATCCTCTGACGTTTCTGAGAGGCATCCAGTCCTTGTGGATGTTCCACCAGATGTATTCTTTTTTGAATACCCCCCCGTTTCGGATGGCCTTAATCGCCTTAATCCAGTTTCTCTTTACATGTGGATAGCGTTCGTTTTCTATCATCTTTTGCTTATGCGAACTCATTGGACAGCCGATGCAACCTATGCGGTGCCAGCCTTCGTCGTAGAGCGAGCAATGCGGAACTTTCACAACATCATTAAGAAATTCCCATACGTCTTGCTCGGTCCAATAGATAATGGGCGAAATCAGTAGACTCTCTTTGCCGTGGATGCAGCCTAACGTCTGCTCCTCGTCGGCATTGGTGATGTTCACTCCGTCCTCTCTTGACTTTCGCCTTATGCGTTTCGCCTTCTGCTCTTGTCTATACTCTTCAAGACCATCGAGGTTGCCGCTAAACTTTCGATTGTTTATCTCCACTTCGTTGCGCTTTGCCCGGCGCGAACTCTCTGCCTTACGTATGCCGATAAGCGTAACCTTGCCAGCACCTGCCGTTTCCTTGTATTCAGCGCAGCACCAACGCACACGCATCGTCGGCAATATCTGTCTTTCTACGGCACTTTGAAAGATGGATTTACCAGGCTTGTTTAGTTCCACCTCGGGATAGTTTTTCTTCACGAAGCGTATCACTTCGGGCGGGTCAACGCTCGTAAGATTCATGTGACCTTGAAACCTTACCCCCCGCTAACTGTGCGATATGGTAGAGAGCCTGAGAATCTTTGCCGCCGCTAAACGCCACAAAATAACCTTGCTCGGCATCATAGTTCAGAGCTATCTTCTCTGCTTTTTGCAGTAGCTCCACCGAGTGAAGCATTTTCTTTCGCAATCGTGCCGAAGCACGGTTTAAGGCTTCGGCAAGCGTAATTTTTATATTCATTTATTTATAAATTTGTATTATTATATTTTTACTATCAAAGTCGGCATTTAGATAAATAGGAGGCAGCGTGCCATGCTAAAGAACTCACGAAAAGTCATCGTTACCCGAACGCAATCCGAGCGGACGGCGAACGCAATCCAATCGGACGGCGAACGGAGTCTGATCGGGCTGCGTCCAACACGACCTTTCATCGTCTCCTCTATTAGTCCAATTATCATTTATATTTTGTTTCCTTCAGTATTATATTTTTGCTCAAAATCGTATCGCAGTGCATTTCCTTATCATGCGAATCTTCTTTCTCTTCCATGTATTCAAAGTAATCTGGCTCCTCCGGCTTTCCGCTACTGAGCAGTTCTTCATCCTCGATTTCCTGTAGGTCTTTTGTGGTAAGACCATACTTGCGAGCCATGCGCAGCTTCTCTTCCTCGGTGTAGTTCACGCGGTCGCGTTTTACGATGCTCACGTCCTGCGTGATGGCAATACGACTCATGTCCGGCATCTCGTCCGTAGCGTCCTTCTCCTCCTGAAAGTTGCCATACACATTAGCCAAGGCTTGCATACCTTTGTCTACTGCACGATCGTTATTCTGCTGCTTACCCGTGCGTATCAGCCATTCGGCACTGCTCAGATACATAGCCTTGTGTCGCGGACTCTCGTCGGTCTGGAAGAAACGTATCAGGTGGTTGCATACCAGCACGTCGTTGTTGAGCTCCGTGACGGTACGCGGGCAGATATTGCCCTCGTCGTCGAGAGTAATCTTCAGCGCAAGCACATACTCCTGCGCCTCCTTATTGCTCTGCGCTGCCTGGTTGAAGAACATCTCATAGTCACGTCGGGCGATATTGCGGCACACCGTCCGAGGGTCGATGTCCTTGTTTTGCACCCATCGCTTGTAAAACTCCGAGCATATCTGCATACGGTAGCGTTGCTCCAGCTTTGGGAACGCCGTTTCTATACTTGTGCCGTAACTCAACCATTTGTCAATGCGGGCGAGCGTGTTTTGTGTAAGTCCTGACATATCATCATTAGTTTTTTTGTTTCTTGCCTTAAAGTTACAATATTGCCCGTCCTCCATACGGACATACTTAATCTCCCCGCACCCCACAATGTCCGTTATGTGTAGTAACTAATCAGTAAATTTGTTGTATAAAATTCAGGACATCAACACAAAAACACAACACAAAACATGAACAATCCATTCTACGTTTCGCGAGCCATTGCCGCAGTGCTCGGCTTGCTGTGGGTTCACATCGAACCCTCGGTCAATTTTATCACCGTGTGCTTCTTCGCCCTCATCATCGACTGCTATACGGCATGGCGGTGCAACCGTCGCATCTACCAAAGATACCGCGAAGAGATAAAGCGCAACCCGAAGTGCAAGATGGACGGCAAGCTGCGCTCCAAGAAGATGGCAAAGATGGTGTGGACGTTCTCGGTCTTAATCATGTGCATCTGCCTCGCCTCATATCTCGACCGTAACATTCTTGGCTATATGAACACCCACCTCGCCAACCAGCTCACCGCCATGTACTGCCTCGTGCAGTTCGTCAGCATACTCGAAAACGAGAGCACCTGCAACGGAGCGGCTTGGGCAAGAGTATTGCAAAAGATTGTGGCAGACAAGACCGAGCGACACTTCAACGTGAAACTGAAAGAACTGATGAAGGACAAGGAGGAAGCGGAGGAAGCAGCAAAAGAATGACAAAACAAAACTAAGCAGCATTATGACAATAAGCAATATCCTTGAGCATTGGGCTTCCATCTATAAGCCCCTATCTCACAACCCCGAAAGCGAACGCCTCGAAGACCAGAGCTTCTTCCGCATCCGCTACATTGACCTTGAGAACATTTTCTCCCGGAACGCCAACATTGTTCATTCACCGTGTATGCTTCAGAGTGTAATTACTACGGGAGAACTCGTTGACGCTCGCAAGGCAGTAGTATCTCACCAGGTGTGGTTTCTCTTGAAACTAAAAGATGCTCCGCAGACCCTCGGTCGTTATAGCGGTACACAGCTCGAACGTGCCACAAGCGACCTTGTGGAGTATTGTGAGCAACTTGTTTCATGGCTCTTTGAAGTGAAGCGTACGGGCGTTTGCCCCGTCACCAAACGCAGTTTTGCTGACGATGCGCAACTTCTTGCCGAACTTCGCAGCATCGACCCCGAATCTGTATCGTTTGGCGTTATGCCCGACATCTATGCTAACCAGTGGCTCATAGCAGGAGTGGACTGGAAGAGTCTCAAGCCGCTTTTTTCTTTTCAATGTGGCATGAACGGGCAGTATATTCTGCCCAAGGACAACAGTCAAGAATAGGAGGTAGGTTATGGCAAGATTTATCTCTCCAGTACAATCGCCCTTCGCTCCATTGTCGCGTATCGCGCCGCTGTATCTCAGTCAGACCCTCATGGACCTTGAGGCAAACATGCAGGCACAACGCTTTTATCCAACAGAAGTATATCGAGGTTACGAGGAGATAAACCAATACCGTAGAGAGCACGGTATGTGGTGGTCTACGGGCGAGGGAGCAAAGTCGTTCGATGGACATATCTATCAGGCAGATGATACGTCGGGGTTGCTCACGGTAGGCATCCGCTACAATGACTATCTGCGCTACGTTGACCTTGGTGTCGGCTTGACAGGACACCCGTCCGACCCTGCCGCCCATATTACAGCAGACGTGGTAGATCGTCAACGTCCGGCAAGAAACGCCAAACGTTACATTCGTGGCAAATGGAATCGTAGGCAGGGTAAGTCACACCGTCCTGCCATCCTACGAACCATTCGCCGACTGCGTGACCGATACCGCAACTATCTTGCCGACTTCTATGGCTATCAAGGAGCTATAGATATTATACAAGCTCTCGAAGGCTTTGGCGAACACGCCAAGTCTACATTCTAAACACTAACACAACACAAAAACAGATATGGCAAATTTGAAGACCGAAGTAATCCTTACGATGAACGGCAAGGCTGCTATCCAGGTGCTCGAAGCCCTGAGAGATAAAGCCAAGTCAGTGAGAGAGGAAATAGACCATCTCGACGAGAAAGCCCCCGATTTCAAGCAGCGCAAAGCCGGGCTGGAAGAAGTGTATAAGGCTTTGCAGTCAGCTGAAACGGATGTTATAAAAGGCACGGAGCGACTGGACCATGCCCTTCAGAATCTTACATCAACATCACTCCAAAACCTCCGCAAGGCTTTGGGCGACGGTCGTCGTCAGTTGCAAAGTCTGTCAGAAGATGAGCTGAAGGAAAACGAGGAAATACGCAAGAAAATGAAGCAGGTGGGCGACCAGGTCCGCTTGCTTGAAGGTCAGTATGTCAAGATCCCCGATGGATTAAAGAATATAAAGAACCAGTCAGACCAATGGCTCGACAAGGCCATCAAGCAACAACGCGACCTCGTAGGCTCATTGGAAAAATCGGATGCGTCGTATCAGCAGAATCTCGCCACATTGAAGCAGCTGGAAGCCGAGGAGGATAGACGCAAGGGCAAGATGAGCGTGTTGGAGGCACGTCAGACTGTAAGCAATGGTAATGCTTCGGCATCTGATTTGCGTCGAGCCAAGGCTACACTTACCGAGAAGCGCGACAATACGCCTACTAAGTACTACGATGAAATTGGAGACTATAACCGCGAACTTCAGGAGATAGAGAAGCGACTGGAGGCTGTGTCGGGCAAGACTCAGAAAGCATCAATGAGTTGGAAGCAGATGAAGCAGGTATTGGCTGAACCCAACAAGGCTTCGGGCGAAGATATAAAGCGTACAATGGAAGTGATACAGCAGAAGATACAGCAGCTTCCTGCTGGCAGCAAGTATGTAGCCGACCTTCGTCGCCAATACTCCATGCTCGAACAGACTCTCAAGGGTACACGTATGTCGCAGAGTGCCCTCAACGACATTCTCACTCGTAGCAAGCAGGGTAAGGCTTCCCTCGACGAACTGCGCCGTGCTTACAAGCAACTCGAAGAGGAACTAAACCAAATCAACACCAAGAGCAAGGAGTTTGCCGATAAGCAGAAGTCGATGAAGGAGCTGAAGAAGAACATCGACGAGGTGACGGGTGCAGCCAACAAGCTGAGTGGGGCATGGCATACAGCACTGAAGAACCTCACGGCATACGTTGGATTGTTTGCAGCGTTCAACAAGGCGAAAGAACTTGTGACGGGTGCCATTAAGAAGAATTTGGAGTATTCAGGTTCGTTGACCGACATCCGTAAGGTCAGCGGTCTGACTATGGAGGAAGTAAAAAAACTCTCTACTGAGTTGGCCAAAATAGACACCAGAACATCCGTTGATGGACTGGCACAGCTCGCGTACCAGGGTGCGAAGCTCGGTATGGGCAAGTATGGTGTTGAAGGTATGGCCCAGTTCGTAAGAGCCGCGGATCAAATCAATGTAGCCATTGGTGAGGAGATGGGCGAGGAAGCTCTTCCGGCACTCTCTAAGATGGTGGAAGTTATGGGACTTATTCCGAAAATGGGTATCGAGAAGGCTATGGAGGCTACAGGCTCTGCCATGTTTAAGTTGTCTTCTACGAGCACATCTACTTCCAACGACATTGTGGAATTTTCTAAGCGACTGACGGGTGTTGCTCGTACCGCGGGTATCACAACCGACCAGTTGCTCGCCCTCGGTTCGGCAAGTTCTTCGATGATGCTTATGCCGGAGGTGGCTTCTACGGCTATGGGTAAGTTTATCGTAGCTTTGCAGAAAAACCACAACCTTATTGCAAAGGAACTCGGCATACCCGACGAGACCATTAAGAACCTCTATGCGTCGGGTCACGCTATGGATGCTATCGTGCTTGTACTTGAGAAGATGCGCGACAAGGGTAATATGAATGCCTTGGGCGGAATTTTTAAGGACCTCGGCTCTGACGGTCAGCGACTCGTTACCGCTATGGTTACGATGTCGAAGAACGTGGATATGCTCAAGGATCATCTCTACGAGTCGGAAGAGGCATTCCGTGAAGCCACAGCCGTAGGTAAAGAATACTCGATGCAGCAGCAGAGTGCCATCGGTATTCTCGAAAGAGCTAACAACCTTTGGGAAAAGGCGTTTGTCAATCCTGACGGTGTAGACGCTGTAAAGGGTATGGCGGAATGGTGGTATGAGATGTCGGCAACGATGACAAGCAGTCCGTTACTGAAAGGCACATTGCTTGTTTCTCTTCAGATGGTTCTTATAGCATTGAAAGCCGTAGCGTCCCTTTTGCCGGTAATCATTGGCTATATAGCTTCACAGGGTCTTTATTCTGGTTTGACCCTTCTGTGGCAATACTTGACAGCACTGGGCGTAGCGGTAAAGAGTATGTTTCAATATGCAAGAGCTCTCTTCACGGCTAATGCAGCGCAAAGCACGTTGAACAAGACTATGAAGCTAAACCCCTGGATAGCTCTCGCGAGTGTCATTGTCGGCGTGGCAGGAGCTATATATGGATATACACAACGTGCAAAGGAGGCGGCTGAAGCAGCGAAGGAAGCTGAGAGACAGGCAAACGCATGGAAATCCACCCTCGGTCAGGCAGCGATAGAAACGGAAAACTTGAAGGATAAGCTCAAGAACTATAAGCGAATGTTGAGCGAGGCAAACCTTTCACAAAAGGACCGTCAAGGTCTTATCTCAAGATTTAACAGTGATTTCCGCTCGTACATCAATAATCTCGGCATTGAGATAAAAAACGTCAAGGATTTACGCGACCATTATGCCGATTTGGCGCAGGAGGCCGAAAGAGCTACCTATTATCGTATGCGTGAGCAAGCAAAGCAAAAGGCCTTGCCTAAGCTGGACAATGACGTAAACACGGCTTCCAATGCAGTTATGGAGAATATAACGAAGTTGGGATTAGACAAACTCGGTGTGAAGTTTAAGGATATATACCGGTGGGTGAAAGCAGGAATGAGTGCCAAAGACATTACTCTGAAACTGGCGAAAATGTTACCGAGGGAAAAGACAGGATTGGTTGATGGGCTTAACTGGAAGATAGGCAAGGAGGGTTACATCTACCGTGATACCTATGATAAAGACCATAAAGCTGCCCCCGCTACTGACTTTCAAACGCAGACTGAACTCGCCGAAATGTATCGCGACAACCTCTGGTTTGTCAATGCTTACAAAAGGAAAGCAAAGAAATTAAAGCAGATTAACAAGGCTTTCATCAACTGGGTGGACGATGACTACCAACCAACTCCTCCCGAGACACCCGGTACTCTCGAAAACAACGCTCCCGATAAGGACGCTATTGCACAGGAAAAACGAGACAAGCGCGACCGTGAGCGTGCTTGGCGTGAGGAGTTGAAGCAGAAGCAGGATCAGGCGAAGGCTATCATGGATGACGTGGACAACTACTACGACCGTCAGATTAACGCTAAGTTGGCTCAAGCCATGTCTCTTAATATGGATAAGACCGAGCAGGAACAGTTAGTTCTTCTTTTGAGGCAAAAAAAAGAAATTGCTCGTTCGCAGGTGCGTCTTGCTGTTGCAGGTAAACCGAATAAGTGGGAGGATGCGAAGAAGATGATGACTGCTGATATGGTGGAGCAAGCAGATGAGACGGGTGTAAATCTTTCGGAAAATTTGCTTGACGGTATATTGAACAACAATATCGGCAATCTACGCAAACTCATGGAGGAGTTTGGTAAAAATCTCGGTTTGTCTATGAACTCCATCACGGCAGAGATTTTTGCAAAAGCCACTCGTAGCGAGCAGAAAATTCTGAAAATGAACCTCAAGCAGATGGAGGCTCGCCGTAAGATTGCTATGGAGCATGACTATACGGGCATTGTTCAGCAGAACTCGTATGACAGCTTTAACGAAATGGGTTTTGCAGCCCCTACGAAGGAAGAGACTACTGTCACCAAAAAAATGGTTGATGGAAAGGAGATTCTTGATACGTCTGCTTTTGATAAGCGCAGAAAAGCTATTAAGGATATGTACGAGACAGCTCGCAAGGAACTCGCCCAGCTATATACCATTGATGTATCAACAACGGATGGTAAGGGAATGCTGATGAAGATGCTCTTTGGCGATGATCCTGACGGTATGGCTGCTCGAATAAAAGCGTCATTGGGCGAAAGCGAGGAAAGCTGGAAGGCTTTTTACTTGAATCTTATCCAGTATTCGGATAATTACGCGGAAGCCGAAAAGAAAAAGTACGACTCGACAAAGAAAATCTTAGATTTCTGGTGGTCTTCCAATAAGCGCAATCTTGCCCAGCAGGACAAATTGCGCAAAATACAGAATGAGAGCAATCTTTTCGGCAAACGCACAAACCTTCTTTCTAATCTCGGTCTCGCCAATCTTACAGCCGACCCTGAGATTGAATTGATGAAGGCTCGTATGCAAGCAGCTGAAGATTATTACGCCTTTGTGGAACGTAACACGAAGAACAAGCAGCTTATCGACGAAGCCGAACGTGCTCGTCAGGAGGCGGAACTTGCTTATGCCAATCAGATGGCAACAGCCATGAAGTCGCGTCTCTCACAGATGAAGGAACTCGTACAGCCCATCGAGGATTTCGGTGCTGCCGTAGGACAGGCTCTTGCCGAGATGCGCTACGATGCCGAGAGTGCAAACGACGCTATTAGGTCTGCCCTTAAATCCATGCTAGAATCATGGGGAAAGATGGCTCTCAACGATGTCAACACGCAGATGTGGAAAGCCATTAATGACGCAGCAGCCAAGCGAGGTAAGAAAAACGCACAGCCCGACATTGAGGCGGCGCGTGCTAATGCCGACGCTAATGCGGTAACGATGAATACGTCGGATATTGGCACGGCGGGTAATCCTGCTCATGTAATAGTGGATAATGAAACAATGCCATCGGATTCTATGTCGGACAAAAAGACAGATGTCGTTGTGCACTCGGAACCTGGTGGACCTGATGCGCTTCCCACGGTTGCTCACAAGGATTTGCCTGCACCGGCTTCTCCTATTTTGGTACCAAACAATACCGAAAGGCATGGGGCAGGAGGGCTTTTTAAGAGTGTCGCCCCCGACACTCTGCCTTCTTATCCGTCGAAAGACAAAGTTAGCGCAGAACTCCCCGTAACAATAAAAGATGATAATGTTGTTGACTCTCGTTCTAATTCTCAGGAAAAGTCGGATTTGCAGCACGATTCTCTTTCGCGCGTAGAAGAGAAGAGAAGGGGTAATTTCCCATCTGATTTTCATCCCGATCTATACCCTGAGATTGCAGGCAATTCAAAGAAAGAAAGTCCTGTACCTTCGGTTGATACAAAAAAATACGAACCGCAGGCAAACGCAGCACTAAAGCGTGCGCATAATAACAATAACCTTCAAAATGAAGAACGTCGGGAGGGTGTTGTTGGTTTAGGCGATATACAAGAAAATGTTCGAGGTCTTTTAGAAGTTGCTAAGGATTTACAAAGCAAGGTCTCGGATAGAACAGATAGCAATGTTGGTAGTCCGGCGGAACAAACAGAGGAATCGGATTCTTCTGCAAATTCCACGTCGTATTTCGATCCTGCTCATCGCACACAAAAAGCCTTGCCCGCAGATGCTCAGGAATCTCAAGGCAAAGTTCGCAAATCGCCTTCAAATCAAAAACAAGGTTCTCCAGCGTTAAAGGGCGTAGCAGAACAGGCAGGAGATTCTTTTGCTGATGCTATTACGGGACAATCTTCCTTTGCTGAAGCAGGTGCAGGAATTGTAATGGGCGGAGTAAATGCTGCTCTTAATGCAGATCTCGGTGACAGTAAGAAGAAAAAGAAAGAGGAAAAGCAGCGCAAAAAACAGCTTCGAGAAGAGAAGAAGCACCAAAAAGCTCTTTCCAAAGAGGTTAAGCAGGGCACAAAGGAGCGCGAGAAGACTACCGACAAGGGCGTGAAGAATATGACCGTCGCAACGGAGCAAGGAAATAAAGAGCAGAGTAAAGGCACAGAGGCTGCACAGCAGACTATGCTTAGTGCAACAGATGGAGTTCTTAACGCTACTCTCGTTGCGAAACAAAAAAACAATGATGCTGTTGTACAATCGGATGCAGCGCGTACTGAAAGCGAGGTGACATTCTCTATCGCTGGAGCAATGGCAAAGTGCTTTGAGTTCTTAGGTCCGATCGCTGGTCCTATTGCCGCTGCCGTAGTCATGTCAACTCTTATGGGACTTCTTCAGTGGGCTTTAAGTTCAGCTCTTGGTGGAGGAAAGAAGAAGAACTCAACCAAGGGTCCTAATACTAAGGTCGTATCTGGTATGCTTACCTACGATTCCGGCAACGTGCAAGACCTTCGTCCGTTTGTCGGCAACGATGGTAGTCTCTATTGGGCAACCGAGGACGACAAACCACACAACGGTGTGTCGCTCCTCACTCAGCCTACCGCTACCACCATTAACGGCCGTCCGTCGTTGGTAGCCGAGAACGGTCCCGAGTTGGTAATCGGACGTGAGACTACGCAAGCAATGATGATGAATAATCCGCAACTGCTGAAGGCTCTCGTCAATTACGACCGCAACTATTCCGGTCGCCGCGCCTACGACACTGGCAATATAGCCGAGACAAGCCCCACAATCGCCGCAGGAACTTCCGTAACTGATGAAATGGAGTCTTACCAAGCAAACACCAACGTCGCCCTTCTGCAAGCCGTAAACACGCTCCTGCAACGCCTGGAGCGACCTATTGAGGCAAAGATTGATATGTACGGCCGTGGCAAACTCTATGACAGCATGACAAAGGCCAATCAGTTTATGAAGAACAAATAGCCTTCCGTAAGCTGCCTTTGCAGTAATTCGCAAGTAGTAAAGCATTTCTCTTGCGCTATTTTTCGTAATCAACAAAGCATTTATTAGGTCGTCACGCCGTTAGGCGAGGCGACCTTTTTCTTTTGCGTTTCACTCGCGTTTCTTCCGTTTTTCTCGCTTATTCAAGAATAAACTTCCGCCCCAAGAGTCAAAGTCTTCAAACTCTTGTAATTCCTTAATAATCATGGATATTACATATAATCTAATCATCAAAAGTCCATAAATCTACTAAAAAACACTACTACTATATATAAATTTCGCCAATTTTCTTTCTTTCCCCATTTTCAAAACTCCCCAACCCTAACAATATAGTTAGTAGCATTAACGCCTATGGCGTAAATAATTGACATTTAATAAGTTGTAGGATATAGGGAAAGGCAAGGCGATGCCGAAAAAACGCTATAAAATGCCTTATTTCTACTATTCTTTATATTTTTTTTTGTTCTTTGCGCTCGTATAGATATATAAAAAATTACCCCATTTTTAAACTTTTAATTGATAAGTAGTGGAAAATCAGAAAGTTAAATCGCTTTTTGAAAAATTCATTGGGCGGTCACGAAGTGGATTTTGGGTGGACAGCAGAAGCGTTTTTTAAAATTACGAACTTTTCGTTTTTTGACATTTTTTGAAAAAATGGACTTGAAAACAAAAAACTGGACTTTTGAAGAATTAAAGTCCAAACATAACTAACGTAGGAAAAACGTAGCTAAAATATTGTTTATATCAATTTTAATTATTAAATTTGCAACCGATATGATAACCCAGTTATTTCTACTTATAAAATATGTTTGACGAGATATGCTCTATATATTCTGATGCGCTCGACAATGTAGGTCGGTATGTAGACCGTGAAACTGGTGAGTGCATTCAGCAAATGACTATCCGCGAGTTCTGCCTTACGGATCGTTGGAAACCCTATGTGCAGCACCTCCGCGCTATGCGCAAAGAGTATGGCAGTAAGGCGAAGAAAATGCAGGAGTACATCGACACTAAGAAGCATTTGCCAGGAGCTACATTGAGTGGCTTGTTCAGCATCTACGACGATGAGTGCATGCGTAAGGATGGGTCGAAGTTTATAGCTCCAGTCTCGCGTCGAGAAACTCATCTGAAGCAACACACTGGTTGGCTCGCCATCGACATAGACCTTGCGGACAACGCCCATCTGAGCAATTTTGAAAATGTGCGCTTCGCTTGCGGTTATCGTCCTGAAATAGCCTTGCTGATGCGGTCGTGCTCCGGCAGCGGATATTTCGGTTTAGTAAAACTGGCTTATCCTGAACGGCACAAAGACCAGTTCAAAGCTCTACTCAAAGATTATGCAGCTATCGGCATTACGCTTGACAAGGCTTGCAGCAATATCGGACGTGTGCGTTTCGCTTCATGGGATGATTCTGAGCACATATATATAAATAAAAATGTGGTGCCGTATAAGGGACTGGAAGGTGAGCAAGCTCAGCTTGTCTCTTTGGCTTCACGCCAAGCGTATCGCTCGCACAATGCGAATGTAGAGTATAAAGCCGAAGGCAACTCTAACTTCTGGGAACAGCAGCGTGTGCAAGACAGATTGGTCGAGCTTATTGTGCAGGAACTTGTGGGCAACCATCGGAATATTACCGAGAGTTATGACGACTGGGTGAAAGCGGGATGGGCATTGCGATCACATCCGTATGGTTTTGACTTATTCCACCAACTATCAAGATGCAGCTCCAAATATAATGAAGCGCAGACAAACCTGAAATGGCAGCAGTTGGGAAGCAGTCAGACCGTGACGTACAACTATCTCATTCATGCTTGTAAGGTGGCATTGGGAGAGGAAACATATCGTCAGATTTGTAGGCGAGTTTGGAGTGAGCTGAAGGAGTAAAAATAAAGGGAAACGCCTTAAACACTTTACAAGTGTTAAACCGAAAACTCAAAAACGGCAAAAACGCCCACGTTTTCGCAAAAAATGAGGCTTACGTGTGTTTTACGGTGGTCTTATGATTCTATATTGATTGCTCAAATGTTAAAATTCAAACAAAAAAACAATATATGAAACTGATAACAATTACTGGTCCGAGTGGTGCTGGAAAGGACACTGTGGCTCGGATGCTGTCCGACTTGGGTGGATATAAAGTGTTGTGTTCTTATACCACACGTCCGAAGCGTGAAGGCGAGATTGATGGTGTGGAACATCATTTTGTGGAAAAATGCGACGTGCAGCACGACAAGATGTTAGCATACACCCAGTATGGTGGCTATGAGTATTGGACCACCATCGACCAGGTGACAGACAAGGCTGTTTACGTTATTGACGAGGACGGTCTGAGAGCCTTGTGTGAGAAATTCCCCAGCAGCGAGCTGTTCAAGGTTTGCGTGTCGGCATGGGAAGCAACCCGACTGCGCAGAGGGGTGTCGCAGGAACGTATGGATCGCGACAGACAGCGCAATCTTCTGCCCTTGTCATTCTACGATGCAGTAATCTTCAACAACGGCTCTCTCCCAAGTCTGTTCGACAAGGTGCAGCGACGAGTATTGTGTAAGCTTCAAAAATAATAAACTAAAATTTATCCATAATGAAATTCATCGAACCACAAGTGGAATGGTGGCGCCAGACATCTCTTCCACGACATATAGCAAGAGTGGGCAGAATATGCTACAAGGCTAAGGGCAAGCAGCCCGAAGAAGGAATAACCGAAGAGAAAGTGGAAGCGTTCATTCAGAAGCGTGACGAAGAACGCTGCAAGGGGTTCTGGGAAAGCGGACACCGCTCGATGTATCGCCACGGCACAATATACTTTTTCATGCCCAACGAAAAGGGTCTTCCTAACTACATTTGGGCGTATCTGAACGCTTCTCCCTACATCGACTATGCCACAAAGAACCATAAGGTATGGATCAGCACTAATATGCAGTTCATGCTTGAGAACAAAAACCTGATGGACGCGCTTAGTCCGTATGGTATCAGCGAAGAAAAGTTTATTGAGAAGGCTCAGAAGTACGAGTGTGAGGAAGCATTCTCCATTATCCGAATGACGCTGGTAGTGACTACACAGATAAGCACATCGCGCGAGCTCAACCGCACATCGCCCAACAGCATAGCCGAGCAGAGCACACGCTATTGCAATCTGGAGAAGAAGGGTGGCGTACAGATAGCACGTCCGCATTGGTATTTTTATGGCACTCGTTGGCAGCGTATGGTGTATCGTTTTGTATGCCGAGTATGCGAGTGGGGCTACAACCGACTTCTGAAGTCTGGATTGAAGCCGGAGGATGCACGAGGCGTTCTGCCTCTTGATACCTATACTGTTGTGGCATATACATACACGATTGCCGACTGGAAGCATATTCTTGACCTTCGTTATCATGGCAAGACCGGCACACCGCATCCTAATGCAAAAATTCTTGGCGAGAAAATACGCTACATCATCATTGTGCGTATGCGCCAGTATTGTGAGAAGTTTGACATTTAATCATCAATATAAACATATATATCATGGCAAATTTAACTTTAAACGAATATCAGGACAAGGCAATGAGTACTTGTCTGCCTGAGAGTGACAATCTCTTCTATATGCTTGCCAATCTCGTAGGTGAGGTTGGCGAGTTTGCAAGCAAAGCCGGCAAGCACATGCGTAAGGGCAAGCTGCATATAACCACAACACAACGCGACGAGGAAGGCAAAATTCTGCATACGCAGGTGTGGAACGTCAGTGACGAGGAACGTCAGCTTATGCTTTCTGAAATCGGTGATATTCTCTGGCAGACTGCCGGACTCGCCAAAGTTATGGGTGTAACGCTCGAAGAAGTGGCAGAAGAAAATCTCGCAAAACTTGCCTCTCGCAAGCAGCGAAATGTAATTTCCGGCGAAGGAGATATGCGTTAGTTTTTGTTTGATAATCAACCTTATGATAAATAGCATAAATTATGGCTAAATCAAATCCTATCAAAGCGAGAGAAGAACTTGTTAGCAACCAGCCCACTATTTACTCTTTCCATTTCAAGGATGTGCCCACAAGCAAGTATGCCGAGACCCTCGATGTGCTCTTTCACAATCCCGACTATAATGACGCTGTAGAGAAGCGCAACCGACTCGTAAAGTCGGTTGAACGTTTGCGTCCAGGTTCGAGCGAAATGGTGACCCTTGTGCGCACCATTCAGCAGCATGATCGCAAATTGGCAGACATCATGTATGCTTCCATCGTGCAGACAAACCTACATTCAGAGGTTAGCTATGATTTTCTTTCGTTCGGTACTTTGCTGAAGTATTATGTTGACTACAACAAGGACGGTATGCGTGAGCGTGTTGACCGCATGGCAGCCAATCTTGATAAGGTAACGTTCCTCGCCGATATGCTTGAGAGTGTTGTTACCGATGTTAAAGCCGATATGCGCGAAATATTCAACGATGGTATAGAGTTCAATCAGTTTGATGCTGTACTGAAGGTGCTTACTCAACTACGCGGATTCTTTAAGTCTGCCCGACGTGGTGATGCCGATTCGCCCGAAGCGCAGCTCTACTTCGACTACTCTGACTCTATCAATGATTATCTTGAGAAGCGGCTGAAGACCTATACCGACAAGTATCGCAAACTGCATCCGGTTGCGCAAGTTTACACTGAAGCCGACCTTGTAGAAGGTCTTAACCAGTTCTTTGGTCGTAACGACAAGTTCGACATGAGCGTTATCGCTCATACCGAGTCTGGAGGCTGCTATATTGACTTTGCACAGCTCTGCCTCCGTCTTAGTCGTAACGACATTGAGAAGATAGAAAAAGTGACCGGCAAGATGCAGTCTAACAACATGACCGATGTTGCATTGCGCTACAGCTTCAATACCACTGATTTAATTATGAGCCAATATAAACGGCCAAAACTAAAATAATAACCGTTATGTCTAACATTTACCTTCGCCTACCTACCAGTCGTTGCCAGTTCTTCCGTAATCGCGACCCCAAGCATGTGCTTGCCAAGGATGAGCCGTTGGTGTTTAGTGTCTATACGCATGAGCATTTTATCCTCCGTCATTATATTACGAACACAACGGAACAATCTCGTTCGCTTGATCCTCAATGTTTTTCGCACCAGCAATGGCGTAACATGATGGCGGGGCGGCATCCCAATGGTGGAACTTCAATATTGCTTCGTGATAATCAAAACTATCTTTCTTTTGACGAAGTGCAACGTATTTTTGGCTATCGTGATTACAATAAAAGTGAAGATATGGACTATATCTGTATTCGTTTGCCCTACGAAGTAGAGGTTGTTGATGTCGTAAAGCAAGTTACATCGACGTGGAATCTCACTAAGGAAGGTGTGTGGCAACTCAAAGCTGCGCTTAACAATGAATTTAAGCGCAGCCTTATAGAGTGGGCCATGTCTACTTTTGACTATTGCATCTCCAACAATCGTATTATCTGTCGTAAGCACGTAGCTATGCTTGAACGCTTCCTAATGCGTTACGGTATTGACCCTACCGAGCAAGAGAAAAACAATATGAGGCGCGTCATTGATCGTTGGTTTGCTACGGAGCACAAGAATTTCAAGGCTTATTCTTGTGCTGATATGCAGTTCATAGACGAGAGTGAGCGCACAGTCTCGTTCGAGAGAATAGAATGGGAATAACGTTTCTATGTGAACAACCGTTAAATGATTTTATAAATTAAGTTAAAAAAACAACCCTTTTTAAAAAGTAAATGGAATTGTCAAATAAATGCAAAGAATTGTTCCTTGATGGCATTACCGATGTAATGTTTTACCCAAGGGAAGAGTGTGTTATACCGATACCCTTCAGTATGGCACAAGTGTTATATATTAATAATTGTAGTTTCCCTGCCGAGCCAACTTTACGCTTGGCTACGAGTGGCGAAAACTACGTTATTGTAGAGAATCTTAAAGTGAAGATGACGTCCGCCAAACAGGGCAATGGCACTATATATACATATAATATTAGTGCAAATGTGGCAAATGGAGGCGAAAATGTGGCTGAAGCGTACCGAAATATGCGTGATAAGGAGTATTACGTGGTATTGCGCAAGATGGACGGTTCGTTGCAGTTGTGCTACACCTTGCCCCATACATTCGACATAAGTAGCACCACAGACCATAGTCAGACTGAGTTGGCGCGAACCGTCACTGCCACCACACAAGCCCTGTCGGAGCCGATACCTATCACACTTCGAGACGCATAGTATTTTAGACCATTTTTCAATGCCTTAGATTATATATTACGTCGTTGTCCGCGAGGATAGCGGCGTTTTTTTGTCCTAAATATTACCGAAGCAGCCTTTAATTTTGCATACGGATAACACAGCGGAGTGGTAGCAGTTGGTAGCTCACTTGGTTCATACCCAAGAGGTCGAAGGTTCGAGCCCTTCCTCCGCAACATGGTCAGTCGGTAACAAGATTGATTTTTCAGGATAACAACACAAAACACATTTTTACTAATGAAAGGCTTATTTGAAATACTCACCGGAAAGAAGTGGATGGTTAGTCCCGACTTCGTGCATGGTATTCGCAAGTCGCTTGAGCACAACCTAAACACTCATGCGGCTTTCAGCAAGCCGGAGAAGAGCTGTGGATATGTCACCGCAGAGGATGCCGAGGGCAACACCTACTATCCAGAGGAATATCAGATTTCGGAGGATGGCAAGCAGGTGAGAGGCAACTGGACTTTGGACCTTCCTGATGACGACGAGCACGCACAGAACTTCCCCTTCGTTTCGGTACTTTCCGTTGACGGTCCTATCACTCGCAACGGCGGCTATTGCTCGTATGGCTCTATCGACCACCGCGACATGATGATGCGAGCTGCCGACCATCCTCTTTGTCGTGGTCACGTTTTCGTCATCAATACTCCCGGCGGTTCGGCATGGGCAAAAAACGACTATGCTCTTGCCATTGACTATGCTCACTCAAAAGGTCAGAAGGTGATTGCTTTGGTTGATGGTTTGTGTGCCTCGGCAGGAATGTATCTCGCTTCTCTTTGCGATGAGCGCTATTACATGAACCCCAAAGATCAGGTCGGTTGTATCGGCGTAATGGCAGCGTTCTACACTTTGCCCGATGGAGCGAAAGACGAGTACACCGACGAGACCTACCATGAGCTTTATGACCCCGAGTCATTTGACAAGAACAAGGCTTATCGCGACATTGCCAATAAGGATGATGACAAGGAGCTTATCAAAGAACTTGCCGATCTTGGCGTTGAGTTTCGCGCCGATGTCAAAAAAGCTTGCCCTAACGCAAAGGACGAACACCTGAAAGGCAAAGTGTTCAATGCAGAGGACGTGAAGGGCATTTTGATGGACGGTCAGTCGTCATTTATGGGAGTAGTGCAACACGCCTTTGAACTTTATGATGGCAGAGCCGAACTCATCAACCGTGAGCAGGCAGTTGAGCCACAGAACGAGCCGGAGATTGAGCCGGAGTCAGAGGAACCGGAAGCAACCAATACAAATACTAATATCAATATGGAGAAATATCCTCTTATTTGCAACGCTTGCGGATTGCAGGCTGGCGAGATTGCCGTTACGGAAGAGGGCGCGTATATGAACGCCTCGCTTCTTGACTCTCTCGAAGCCCACATGAAAGAAGCTGAGCAGAAGGTGACTAACGCAGAGCAGAAAGTCACCACAGCGGAGAACGCTCTCGCAGAATTGCAGGGCAAGTTTGATGAAATCTCCGCTCAAGTAAACGCAGCCAACGAAGCAAAGGAAGTCGCGGAGACCGCACTCGCCCAGGCTAACGAGGCTCACAGTACAGAACTAAGCGACCTTAACGCGCAGCACACCGATGCTCTTGCCAAAAAGGACGACGAGCTGAAAGCTCTCGCCAAGGCAAAGGACAAAGAGATTGCCCAGCTCACAGCCGACAAGACTGATGCCGAGGCAAACCTTCAGACCGCTAAGGACGCGCTTGCTACAGCCGAGCAGACCATTGCCGACAAGCAGGCTCAGATTGCCGCGCTCACCAATGAGGCTGGCGAAGAGCTAAACAGCGGCGAGGCTCCTGAGAACAATGGCGAGGGTGTGAAAACTCCGCAGCTGCGTACCTTTGATGGCAGCAAGTACAAGACCAACGTTGAGCGAAAGGCTGCTTTCCAGCGCTTCCTGCATGGCGAGGAAGAGAAATAAAAACTCTCAACCAACACAAACAACAAAAACATTAACAAAGACACAAAAACACAACAATTATGGCAAATTTACCTAAAGATTTTATCGGCCTTGACGCGCTTCAGCACGTAGCCGAGGAGGTTTCTAAGGAAATTGTAATGGGTCCGGGCTATTCGGATGCAGAAGAGATGGATCGCCTTGGTATCGAAATCGTTACTGGTGTTAAGTTCCAGCGCACTTTCCATTTGTTCATCCGTAAGGGTGGCACCACACGTCGTAAGGACGTTCACCGCGAGATCGACAGCGAGGCTGGTTTCCTGAAAGAGCGCACCCTTGTTGCCAAGCTCTCTTGGGATAAGTTTCCTGGCAACATCGACGACTTCTGTGAGACAGTATTCGGCACCGACGCTCAGGGTCAGTTCCCTCTCTCTTCACAGGCTGTAGAGGCAATCCTCAAGGACTATGCCGACAACCTCGCAGCTAACTTGTGGTTTGGCGACATTTCGCTCGACAATGGTGACGATAGTGTTCCTGCCCATGATCAGGCAATGGCGCTCTACGACGGTTTCCACACCTGCATCAAGCACGACATCGAGGATGGCCTTATTTCAGAGGCTAACGGCAACCTCGTTCCTTGTGAGGCTATCTCCGCTCCAGCTAACAACGACGACTCTGCGCCTTACGACAACTTCTTGGCTTGGCACATGAAGTGGGATGAGCGTCTGCGCAAGGTTCCTACACGTGTCTACATGAACGAGACCACAGCTATGAACATCGCTGCCGGTTATGCCAACAAGTTCCATGGCAACTTCCGGGTAGACTACAATCAGGGCGACAACTTCAAGTTGCCTGGACTCTCAAAGGTTACTATCTGTCCTATCTCAGGCTTCGGCGAGGGCGACCGTATGTACGCTACCATCGACAAGAACTTTGTTTATGGCGTTGACACCTTGAGCAACCAGCAGTACGTAAGTGTTCGCCTCGGTTCTGACCGAGACCACAGAGACCTGTCTTTCCAGATTCAGAGCATACAGGGATGCGGTACGAGATCTTTCTTGCGTAGCGCCCTATGCGTCAGCGACGGTCCGCTCGTTGCTCCTGAGTATGTTGCCGGCGACTACGATAACACTATGCTCGTGATTACCCTTGCTGGTACTGACGGTCAGAAACCAGACGGTACAGTAAAGGTAAATGGCACAGGTTACACCAAGCCGCTTGAAACTGCGCCTAATCAGATTCTCTCTCTTGAGGCAGTCGATGGTACTACCTATAAGTTTGCAGGTTGGAGCAACGGCAAGACCGAGAAGAAGATTCAGCTCACCGCCACCGGCATGAACATGGGCTTGACAGCTTTCTTCAAGAAGAACGGTTAATACCTAACGGAGTTTCTTTCACTCTATATTTTCACGGGCGACGGTCGTGGCTGACCTGACGGAACATGCTTACCCGCCGCCCTTCTTTTAAACAATACATTCAACAACACAAAAACTCATAAGAATATGGCAGTAACAGCAACATGTCCTGAGATTAAGGATATTCTCGCCGCTAATGAATGCTTAGAGAACTTTGGCGGCCTTGGCTTCAATGTGTATGCTTTCAACAAAGGCGACCTCAAGGCTCCTTTGAAAGCAGAAAAGAACGTTTATCCTGCTCTGACCGCCGAGTCGTTCAACACTGGCAAGGGTCTCTACAAATTTGAATGCAAAGAAAGTAGTCAGGGACACACTTTCGAGAGCCTTGGTCGCAGAAAAGGTTTCAAGCAGCAGCTTGATTACGTGCTTGAGAGCGTAAACGCAGAGTCTGCAGAATTGGCTCGCGCCCTGAACAACCTTGACCTTGGTTATATTATCCAGGATGGCGAGAAGAGTATTATCGTGTACGACCCTCAGCACAAGTTTGAGTATGCTTCGGGTGGCATTAAGGGCGACACGGGCAAGAAGGCCGACGACGACCGTCAGGTGGAACTGTCCGGCTCTCTGCAACCCTGTACATACGGACGTTACGAGATTACAGAGCCTGAGACCGGCGGTTGGGACTCGCTTCTCGCGTCAAAAAAAGGGTAAGCGATATTGACGCACAGAGCGAAAGCAATATCGCTAAGGAAGTGTTCGACGATGCCGACTCTTCTTTCTTCAGCACAAGTGAAGAAGGAACGACGGCAAAGAAGAGCAAGAAATAATCGCTCATACGAGAAAGATTTTTTCGTCATACGACAAATCCCTGCATCTATCCTTTATCTACAAAAGGTATGGATGCAGGGATTTTTATTATATATATTAGTATTCTGATAAATTTATACTAAAATTAGCGTTTTTAATACAAAATATAATCTAAATTAGATAATTATCTTTAATTTTGCAATTAGAAAAGCTTCTTTGATTACATTGTTGTAAACGTAGAATAACTAAAAATATAGGTTTTATGGAATTAAGACATTTACGCTCCTTTGTTTATGTCGCCGAAACAAAGTCGTTTAGTACGGCTACCACACGTTGTTGCGTCACCCAGTCGGCGGTAAGCCAGCACATTCGCGCCCTGGAGGACGAGTTGGGTTGCAAACTGCTTATCCGCACTTCGCACGGCATTATGCTCACTGAAAGCGGCGAAGCCCTGTTGCCTCGTGCCAAAGAAATACTGAAGCAGACCGAGGACTGCAAAGAGCAAATCAATGCCCTTAACAACTGCATGACCGGCGAATTGCGCATAGGCGTAGGTTCTTTTATTGCTCCGTATGTCCGTATGGCAGCATTGATATTTATGGAGAGATACCCCAACGTGCGTATCAATGCCGAGTTCACCAAAGCATATATTCTTAACCAATCGCTAAGGGCGCACATGTTAGACCTTGCTTTCACTATGAATATGGCTTACAGCCACGAGGGAATAGAGACTACACCCTGCATACCCTTTAATGTGTATGCTATCATGCGCGATACCCATCCGCTTGCCTCACTTCCAAAGGTGTCGTATGAAGACATTCTGAAGCACCCTATCATTATGCCCGACGTAGGCGAACGTGCGATTGAGACCTTTCAAAAAAACATTCAGCGCGACCTATACAAACTCAACATCAAGTGTATCATCAGCGACCCCGACGAAGCCCTTGCTTCGGTGGAAGAAACCAAGTACGTCACCTTCATGCCTAAGCTCTACCTGCGCAACCACCCTACCCTTGTAGCGCGTCCCGTTGTCGGACTCGAACAACAGTTGATGAGCAACGCCCACTGGATGCAGGACGTACCCAAGAAGCGAGCCGCACAATTATTTCTTGACATCATCCGCGACGAAGTGGTGCCATACATTTCCGTAGCCGAAGATTCGCAAGGGAAGTTCACACCGCATCCCCGATAGTCATTAGAATATCTTATACTGTACCGAGCCTCACGTTAGCAGCGTGAGGCTTTTTTATTTTAGTATTAGCCGAAATTATACGTTATTCCACGGCAAGAACACTTAATAAGAAACACTTCGCCCACACCACTTTCTCCCCTACCTTTGCAACAAGTTCAATAATGAACGAAATCAACCAAGCACAAAACACTATGCAGATTAAAACTAATGACGGCAACTATGATGTTGCCAGCAAGGGACTTGGCAATACAGCCTTGGGTCTCGGCATCGCAGGCTTGGCAACGAGCCTATTGGGAGGCAGCGCCTCGCTTCTGGGCATCGGAAGAAACAACGGCATGACAGCCAATCCTACCGACCCTGATGCGCGTTTCGTAACTAAGAGTGAGACTAACCTCATCCAAGAGAACAGCACTCTGAAAACCGAACTCGCCATTCAGAAGAGCGAAAACTACACCGACAAGAAGCTCGTGGAAGTGACACAGTATCTCGATACGAAGTTGCGCCGTGTAGAAGACAAAGTGGATGCAAACAAGGATGCGCAGCAAGCCGTCAACGCACAGCAGATGGCTTACAATGCGGCAGCTAACGCCAGCATCGACGTGCTCAAGTCGCAGGTGGCATCGTTGTCGAGCGTAACCAAGTTGTTCATCCCTTCAACCAACGTATGCCAGACCGGTTGCGGTTGCGGATGCAATCAGTAAGAGAATAACGTAATCCAGCTATATATATGGAATACAAAAACTCACAAATCTTGGCGGCAGTCGTGTCCGAATGGGCACGACCCGCCATTTCGCAGATAGCCGCAGGCAACCTCATGCGCCTACCCATGCTTCAGTCTCTGCAAGCCACCATCAGTTCGTTAGGCATTGTCAGTGGCAGTTATGCCCTACAGAAGGACATCGAGCCACTCATCCAGCCAATCATCAATTCGCTCGTCGCACCTATGCTTGCCCGATATTTCGGTCAGATACCCGAAGAGAGCATACCGCAGATGGCACATGACATAGTGGAGAAGATGCGAGGTAACGGACCGCTGTCTGTGCTCGAGGGTATGGTGACGTTTGAAGACGAAGACCTCACCGAGCTTGCCGATCTTCTTGACAAGAACCTACCCGTAGGGCAGACGCAAGGCTATCAGGTAAAACATTAAACAGAGTAACAAACCAAGCGGCGGCAAGCATCGTCGCTATAATAAAACATAAACGATTATGAACAAACGTACCATTCCGGCTATCATCATAGCCACACTTGCGGCTGGTGCAACCGCCGCTGCACCCTATTATGATGTCAATATCACACAGCAGCTTTGTACCCCGGCTTGCGTAGATGAGACACCCGTGTTCGCTCCGAAGTTCTCCGTCAAGAGCATTGCCAACGTAGGCACATCGCAGTATATCATCGTCATTCACGTTGAGGGTGTAATAAGCTACATCCCATGCAACTGCGGCTCGTGCTGCACACGCTCACAAGTGGTGTCGCAAGACTTCACCATACCTGTGTTCAGCGCCACAGCCATCAACTCGGCAACAATAACAGTAGGTACCGTACAGAACGGCATAGCACGCATATCTTGCTGCAACTGTTCCAAGACTTTCGTGTCCGACTGCCCCGTAACGCTCACCCTTGCAACTACATAAAGCCATGATAGTTCTGATAGCTATAGCCACCATGATAGCTGCCACGCTTGCCCAACACCTCGGACTGGCCGAAGCCATTGCCCGTGTTGTTGACAAGGTGGCATCATGCCCTCAGTGTTTCACCTTTTGGGTTACAATGTCGGCGTTGCTCTACCTCGGCCACGATGTCTACGCATCGGCGCTGTCGGCTATTGTGGTGGCATATCTGTCAAACTGGTTTGTGTTGTTGCTGCTTATTCTTCAACGAAAATTTACGAAACTCTATGAAAAAGAAAGACACACCACCGACCGCCTCGACCACTAAGGTAAAGGCAGAAAGCAAGCCCCAAGCGCAAACTTTCTTTCCAACGTTGCACATCTCTGCGCAAAAAACATTACTTATCCCACATTTTCGGGGCATCTGCCCTACATGTTAAACATATAAAGACTCAAACAAAATGAATTACAAACAGATGATTGAACAGGCTCGTGCCAATGGTATGGCTACCGAGAAGAAGATGTGGGCAGCAGTAGAAACTCTCTCTACCGATCTCCTTGCGCTGGAGCAGACCGACCCCAAACTCTATTGGCACATATTGCGCCGTCAGCACGCCGTTCTCTATGGACGACACTATTCTGAGAAGATGGCCAACCACGATGTTAATGCTCTTGTCTATAGCGGCATGTACGACGAGGAGGGTACGCCAACCGGCGGAGGTGCACATTGGACTCGTATCAAGGTAGACGAGCTGACTAAGGGCATGAAGTTTCACTCAAATGTCAACGCATGGGACAAATACGTCGCCTTCAATTCGATGTACGCCGACCTCTGCGCTTGCATGAACGAAGAGGAGATAATCAAAGCCGCCTACGCTTTCTACTTTTGTGATGACGACTGGCAGCCCTGCGAAGATGACTGCACTAAGGTGTGGGACTATAATGCCCTACACGCCACCCTCTAATTTTTTGAATTTTTACATTTGTATTCTTCAAAGCCACTTTGCGCTAATTACACAATTCGCAGAGTGGCTTCATTTGTATCTTCTCCTTATACGCCCCCCCCACCATGTCCGCCCCACCAAATTAAAAACTCCTACATTTGCCTATGAAAGAAACCCGAAAATTATGACACAACGAAACATCAACCTAACACTGCCCCGATCATGGAACGAGTGCAGCACCGAGCAGTTGGAGCTCATCTCCCGGATAATGCTTGAACAGATAGAGCGAGCCGACCGTTATCATCCCTTCGACATGCGCAACGTCAAGATAGCGTGCTTCTTTGTTCTTGCAGGTATAGAGATAGTGGAAGGCATAGACGAGTCGAAGCCTCTTGAGAAGCAACACTACACTTGCCGACTCTCCACCCCAAGCCGACGCAACCGTTTCTTCTGTCGCAAACAGCAGGAGGAAGAAACCTTCCCCATCTACTTATGGCAGTTCAACTATTGGCTAACGCCTAAGCCGAAGACCGACGACCGCAACTCGGCTGAGTATCTTGTCTCCGGTGCCGGATTGCTCGACTGGCTCGACAACGAGCGTGGAGCTCACCTCTCTCGCTTCCCCTACCCTACCCTTCGCCTACGCAACAAACGTGGTCTGCTACATCGCAAGACCGACTATGAAGGTCCGGTGCAGGATATGGACGGCTTTTCATGGCAGCAGTATCGTTTTGCCTCCGATCTCATGGGACAATACACCTCGCTCGCCAACAACCTTGTCAAGATGAAGCAGTTGGGCAAGTTCACGGCCGAGCAGATAGCACAGCAAGCCGACAGCGTAGACCGGGCACGTTCCATGTTCCTCGCCACTATCTTCAACCGTCGTATCAACTTCATTGACACCAACACCAACCTCAAGGTGCATGATTTCCACTACGACGTGCGCCAATTCGACACCCAAGCCCCACTCTTCCGTCACTTCCCCGATTACCAATGGCAACCTATCCTCTTCTGGTGGACCGGCATGATGCACGCCCTCTCACGGCGTTATCCCCATGTGTTCAAGGTGCAGAAGCTTGATCCTCGCAAGCGGCCGTCAACGCCCTTGGAGATATACACCGCCACCATCGCCACCATGCAGAAATACGCCTCGCTCACCGAAGATCAGGTGAACAATCAGTCGTATTCGCTTGTTCTGGAACATCTGGAGCGACTGAGCAAGGAGAATGAGGAAATGGAAAAGATTAGGAAGACGTAGTAGAATATTAACGGAAATATAGAGTATGAAGAAGATTCTGTTCAATGACAAGTACGGTCTCACACAGGCTGTACTCGAAGGCAGAAAGACCCAGACCAGGCGTATGCTAAATCCTACAATGTTTTTTCAAAGATTGGAGACCTACGAAGGGTGGTCAAATGAGGACATTAGTGTTTGGAAAAGGTTATGTAATAGACGACTCTATGAAGCCCAAGGAGATATGCTTCAGCAGATGTTTGATTACGCATTGTCGTCTTCACGTTACAAACTTGGTGAAACCATAGCCATCGCACAGAGATACGAAGATATGGCAAAGGACGATGACCTTTTCCGTCTTTGTTGCAATATTTGGGGGCGCATCCTATTCGAGAAAGGATTGCACAACAAGATGTTTGTCAAGGCAGACCTTATGCCCCATCATATTTGCATCACCAACATCCGCGTAGAACGTCTGCAAGACATCAGCGAAGAAGACTGTCTGAAAGAAGGCATTTGGCGTGACGACAACGTAGGGCTTGAAGGTACGACGTATTGGTATCACGGTCTTGCCAATTCCTCGTTCCGCACTCCGCAGCAAGCCTACGCTTCCCTTATCGACCGCCTTTCCGGCAAAGGTACTTGGGTAAGTAATCCTTATGTATTTGTTTATGATTTTGAACTAATAGATTAGCTTATGTATATCAAGGTAATACGTCGCAACCGTCCCGGCTGCGAAAAAGTAACAAACAATAACGTCACAATAACCGACCCTTCGGACCTTTTTTCGACTATAGAAGATGCGTTGAAATATTGGAAAGAACTTGACCGTAATGCCGTAAGGTTGAATTTGAAGGATTTAAGCGGAACAAAAAATATAAAGAACAATGAAGATACATAAAGAAAAACAATACATCGTGACCGTTAATTCGGAATATGTCAGGCTTTTGTATAAACAGCAGACTGGAGAGAAGAAATCGCAGGATGAGGTTCTTTACGCAGTAATAAAAAATATAGACGATTTTCTTGAAGGCAAACTAAAGAGGATAGTCCGTTTTCTTATGCCTGACGGGTCTTTTTCGTTCACCATTACGTCACTTGCGCAGTATAACCTGCAAGAACGACGCAAGGCGAAGCGAAGAAAGAGATAAAATGATGTGAGTATTAACGAAAATATAGAAGACAATGAAAAAAGAGAAAATAAAGCAGTTGGTGGATGTAATGCAGGCGTATGTAAATGGCAAAACTATCCAATATTACAACGTTGACCTTAGCTTTAAGATTGAACATCCAGGAGAGCCTAATTTCAACTGTAAATGGGTAGATGTGGATGAAGGACATCATTTTAGACCTGATTGTTACGACTACCGTATCAAGCCCAAACCCAAGTACCGCCCGTTTAAAAATGTAGACGAGTGCTGGCAGGAAATGCTGAAGCACCAACCGTTCGGATGGATTAAGAGCAAGACAGGAGGCCATTATTCTATGGTCACGGTAGTAGGTGCTGATGAAAAAATGAAGAGTATTGCGATAAGTGGCAGACATATTTGGCCTTTCGATGAAACACTGAGCAACTACACCTTCGCCGATGGCACTCCTTTCGGCATCAAGGAGGAACACTAAAGGTTCTCACATCGAATTTAACGGATTCAACGGATTCTTGTTTGTCATCGAATGACGCAAAACTAACGAAGACGAAGATAATTCGTGAAATTCGTAAAATTCGATGACGATAATATTAACAACATAAAAGGATTTGCAGAGATTATGAAAGCATGTTCAAAAAATAAGGTACTTGCTGCCATCTGCAACCGTCAAGGCATCAACCTCTATCACCATCAGCTCGACGGAGCTTCGTGGCAGATTTGCGCTGGAGGCTATGTTGTGAACGGATATTCAGACGGTCGCTCTGTGCATCGGTTATTGTCTAAAATGAGTGGTGTGCTTGTTTTACTATTGAAATACGGCAATCTTCGGCCGTGGCATATTTTCGGTTACGAGCGTAATATCACATGGCGCAGGGAAATTCATGCGATTATGCCTATAGCCGAGCCTTTGTGCGATAAAGGCAGAAAGGTTTATACCTATTATGACAAAGAATATGATGAGTGGTTACAAGCATATTACGACTTGAAAAATTCATAAGGGAAAGAGATTATTAACAACATAACGGATTTATAGAGAATTATGCGAACGATTAAGTTTAAGGGCATCTGGTTTGAAGATGGTGGTTGGGTACACGGTGCATTGATGCGCAAGGTTCAGCATTGGCGTTCTTGCATAGACGGTCATGTGGCCCATGTAGAGAACTACGACTATATCGTCAATCAAGACGAAATTGACAACTTGAAATATCATCAGGTTCATCCCTCTTCGATCTGCCAGTTTACGGGATTTACCGACAAGAATGGCAAGGAGATTTACGAGGGTGACGTGTTGCGGTCGGACAGTTATCCGTACAGCTGCCTTGAAGACAACGAGCGCGACAACTACTATGCCGTAGTGTATTACTGCAAGGAGGAAGCTTTCTTTGGTATAGTGACGGCAGTGAATCCCGACTCTAAAGTATGCGGTATTTCTGACGGCATTCTTGATTATGCCCAGAAAGATAAAATGAAGAACTTTGAGGTTGTTGGCAATATCCACGAAAAGAAGTGGCAACAATACGGCGAATACTTTAAGACTGAAGAAGGAAAGGAGGCCGACAATGATTAATGCAGAAGACCTTAGAATAGGCGACATTGTGCAGACAAACAAAGACTGCATGTTTCCGAAAGACACCTTGTGTATCGTTACCGAAATCCATCCCGACCGACAGCATAATGACAAGAAGGGAGTCGTCAGTTTGAAGGCTGTCAACGACGAAGACGACGGCCCCTGGGGGACATGGTGCTGCAACATCGATGGTGTGCCGGTCACGCCCGAAATCCTTCGCAATAATGACTTTAAGGAAGAGGTTGAGGGCAAGTACTTTACAAGACCAATTAAAGCAAGAGCAGGCAGTTTCCTTGCCAGATATTTGGCTGTAGAACGAAAAAAATACGCTTAGGCAATATTCATAAAGTATTACAACGTGACAGGCTATGCACTCTTATATCATATAAAGTACGTTCACGAACTACAGCTCGTCCTTAAAATAGTGAAATTTAGTCTGGAATTTAAAGTATAGTTCTATGAAAGCAAAAACAAGGTTCTGTTTGACAGATACAACCTTTACTTTAGAGGTGTTTGGAAGAAACCCCACAACTATCCCTCGCTGTTAGATATGGTAGAGCGTCGTATAGGATGGAGGGTTGACGTACTTCGTTGTTGTAATAACTGGGAAGATATTGTTTCTACTGACCGTAAAGTGCTTTCCAACTTTTGCGACCCGAAGAAATTTCATTTTCCAAAAAAGTGGCGCATTGACCCCCGTGTTTTTGACCCGAGATGGGATCTATCCCATGAATATTATGTCGTGAGGAAGAAAAACAATCGGTATAAGGTTGTTCTGAATAAACCCAAAAGACCTTCCGCCGGAAGAACCTTGGTGGTAGATACAAAGAGAGGCTATATCCGTGAGATTGGCGACAAGGTGTGGTATCATCCAGATTATATGGATTTCGACTGTCAGACTTGTGCTGATTTCGGAACCTGTATGACGGGGTCTTACGACAAGAGTTTTTGTGGGGTGGCTGCAAAGTGTGGACTCGGTCACGGTAACACATGGCAGGAAGTAATAGAAAACAATGATCAACATTAAGATTTCGGTACATCCGGTTAGCCATCGGCTCGAATGGCGAGGATGGGGGGGGTAATTTCTCGCCCGCCCTTCGAGCCACCGACTACAAATGCCCACATTGCATAATGATTGAATATGACTAAGAAGCATCCATTCGACGATTTTCATCAGCGCATCCATTGGAACGGAACCTGTATCGGAACCATAACTCAACAATGGGGTAATCCTGCACCTCGTCACGGATGGAGATTAATTATTGAATATGACTGACCCTCACTACAAGCGCGGCACTATCAGCAAGGACGGCAAGCTGTATGGCCGCTATCCCGACGGCTCGCTCTACCGCATCTACTCTACCACCGACCGACCGTTCCTTCAGTTGGTGGACCGAGAGGGCGAGACGTTCCTTCGCATACGCCAAGCCACCGAGCTGGGCTATACCGACTGTCCCTGCCCAGGATCTGCCGACCTAAGTTATCCGTCCTCGGCTCTGAGGCGCAGTCGCACAGTCGGGGAGGGTAAGCTCGTAAACGCACTGACCGCTGTAAGTGGCGGAATCTGCGTGTTTGTTGAATTATAAATTAAAGGAGAAATGAATTATGAGTTACAATACAACGAAGATAACCGTATTTAACGACGAAAAGGAAAAGGATGAAGACGTAAAACTCTTCTACTCTACCATTACCGACAATGTAGGCATCACCTGTGGAGAGCAAGATGTATTTCTTACCCAAGACCAATTCAAGGCTTTGGCTTATCTTATGAGGAGATGTTTCTATACAAGAGACATGTTGGATAAAATGCAGGTAGCTATCGATCGTTGCAAGTGTCCTTATAACGTCTTTTCTTCTCACTACGAAAATACTTGGAAATTAGAGGTTGAGAAGGACTGATATGACTAATATTGACTTTTATCAATATCCTCGTGGCAATAACGATGGAGGCAAATTAGGCACAGACGTTTGTCCTACCGTAACAATCAATTCGTGGCCGCAAAATGTATTTCTGATTGAAGAATATGAATGAAATAAAGATAGACTTCCACGTCCCTTCCGTAGCAGGAATCTACTGGAATGCGTCGCCCGATTTCCAAAGGCCGCCGTTGGGAGGATTAAGCCGATGTATCAGGACTGATAATCATGCTCCAGGAATTTTAATAGAATACAAATAACATCAACCCCTTATACAAAACAACAATATAATCATGGATAAAAAGAAAATGTGACAAACGGAAACAGTGTTTGGGAAGACTTCAAACATTGGCACAAAGGATTCAGTCGCTCTAAGGCTGCAAAATATAGAGGAAAGGATCGAGAATTTCTTGAGATTTTACGAAAGGAGTTAAGTATTATAAACAATAAAATTATGAGGAAAAACGATCGATTGCCTAACGTGATATTCATGTCACCGAAGGCTTCTGAGTTGATAGAAAGTCTGACAACAGAAGATGAAGTTTTGTTTGAGACCGAAGCAAATGGTATAAGCGTCAAAAATGCGTCCTTGTCTGATTCCGACATGGACAAAACATCCGAATATCGCAACATTGTTCAACTGTGGCATCCTGCCAGAGAGAAACCACATTGCATAGGATCGCTTCTCTGTTGGCGACTCGGTGGTACATTCTTCGTGCATGAACATTACGATCATAACGAACAGAATTGGCGAATGTTTATCAGCGAATACGAAGTGCAGCGTTATTGTTATATTGGCAACTTGGAACCGATTTATCCTTTTGATTGAGGAATATGACTAACATCAAACCCTTAAATGTCTGTATAGGAGGAATAGCAGTAACACTGAATACCCGATACGAGCAACTTTGCATTGAGCATCTGATGTCACTCGCCCACTTTCCGAGGACAGGCGTAATGATTGAATACAAATAACAGCAACAATATGATCACAAAACTCAATTTCACCGACCGCACCATCAAGAGCTATGCCATCCGCAAGCTCACACCCAAGGAGTGTTTTCGTCTGATGGGCGTTCGTGACAATGTAATCGGCACTATGCAGAGCAGTAATGCTCAAGCAGCCGAACGACTGCCCGACTGGAAGGGCAAGGGTAAACCCGAAGACATGGCTATATCTGCCTCACAGCAGTACAAGCAAGCCGGAAACAGCATCGTGGTGGACGTGTTGGCTCACATCTACGAGCAACTTTTCTTCCCCGCACCACCCAAGCCACGCCCAGGCGAGCAACTCACTCTCTTCGACGACCCCGAAGACTCCCTGCCCTCCCTTCCTACCACCGCAACCGACAAGAACGAGGAGAAGATATTCCTCACCACGTTCTCCGGCTACGACTCGCAGCTTATGGCAGCTGATGTGCTACGGGAGTGGCATCCCGACTTCCGATGGAAGTGCGTAGGATGGAGCGACATCGACAAATACGCCTGTCAGATGCACAACCTCGTCTTTCCTCAGTTTGCCGACTGCGCCTTGGGCGACATCACCAAGATTGACTGGCACGAAGTAAAACGCTCACTCGAAGGTTGCGAAGTGGATCTCTTCACCTATTCCTCGCCCTGTCAGGACATCAGTCAGGCTGGCAAGCAGATGGGCTTGCAGGAGGGCAGCGACACCCGAAGCGCACTGCTTTGGCGAGTGGCGGATGCCGTGGAGGTGCTTCGCCCGAAGTATCTCTTGCAGGAGAACGTGGCGGCACTGGTAAGTCTGAAGTTCATGCCCGACTTCCAGAAGTGGCTCGACAAACTTTCGTCGCTCGGCTATGTGAACCGTTGGGCGCGACTCAACGCAAAGAACTATGGTGTGCCACAAAACCGCGATCGTGTGTTCTGTATTTCCATGCGCCGTGACGTAGCCTTCGACTATCAGTTCCCCGAACCCTTCGAGCTGAAAACTCGACTGGAAGACGTGCTCGAAGAGGAAGTGGCCGACCGCTATTTCCTCAAGGACGATGCCGTGAGCAAGCTCCTCAAGGCAAACGACTCTGACAACGCCCTATTTCTTCAGTTTGATCTGCCACCAACACACGAGGCGGCAATGTTCTTGAAAACGTGGCTTACGTTGTGGATGCAAGCAACCGATGGTTGGAAAATGAAACCTATAAGTCTTCATCTCGCCCTTTATTCGGCAAAGCAGAAAATGGAGCTGTCTTATTCCGTGTTCACGGATAAGGGAGTGGTTGCATTATGCGATGAGTTTCAACGGCTGTTCAAGGAGAATATGGAGAGAAAACATCATGCGAACTGATAATCCACCAGAGAGGGTAGTCCGCATTATTGCCGACCTAATCGGGGGTGGCAGACTGTTGACACATCAATCCTCAATGTTCAGTGCCGAGCGGTTCGGCGGCGTGTATCATAACATAGCCATCACAATTATGGCAAGGACAGATTGCAGTGACGTTTTCTTTATAGCAGTAGAATTATGAATCAATATCCAAACATCAATTCGGGGAGGCAAATCGGACGTATCTGCGAAGGTCGCTTGATTCCGTCAACACCAGGATGGCACGATATATGCCCTTCGCATCTATTCGCCTCGTGGTTGTAGTCCTTGTATTCCGTCAAGGGCTGAAGACGCAACGATTTGCCCAAAAATAGTAATAGAACTATGAACAATCCTCATCCCATCGTCCTCGGCTCCTACAGTCCCTCGCAGAACGGCATCATTGTGTCACCACACGGCATAGCCCTGTGTATTGCTGGGGGGAGGTAAGGGGCACGACGTGGATAAACCGAAAATATTGATAGAGTATGATTGACTTTTCCGTCCTCGTCCACTACCGCACCGAGGAAGCAAAAGCCTTCCGCCGTGAGCATGGCGACCGGGGAGGGTGTAAATACGGCGATAAGTATCACCGCCCCAGTCCGTGGCCGTGGTGCAATTCGATAACAACAGTAACAAAAGACAACCTATTATGCGTAACATTTATCTGATACACGAAGCCCGAACCGAACACGCAAAGGCCGTGCGTCGCAGAACCGGCACTAACGATTTTCGCGATAAGGAATGGAATCTGCGGTCAGGACACCTGATGCAATGTATAGGTACGTTTCTCACTACAGACAATCTGATTGCAATATGCTACGAATAAGAATAGCAGCCTTCCGAGGTCGCCCGTTGAATGGTTATGGTTACTCCAACATTCAGCGAATGGAGATAAACGTTGGAGGTACAACCAACACCCTCACCTCAGTAGGCAAAGACAATATGGTATTGATAACGTATGATTAACCAAATTCCTTTTGTGCAACGCACATCGCAGCTCTGTCCACGTCGGGGGGTACTCCACCGCACTGTCCGCACGCTACGACGGATGGGCAGGACTCTACGACGAGCACGGACAGCACACCATTGTATTGATAGAATATGATTAGATTGCAAATCTTAAATTCTCCCTCCACCAAGTATGCGCCACCATTCTTACGCATTACCACAAGGAGGGAGCAGGTAATATCATACAAGGTACAAGTTCGCTCGTCAAAGCACCAGCTGTATTGATAGAATATGAATAACAGAAAAAGTAAAATCCGTATGGTATGGCGTGACGACGACTCTATCCGCTTTTACCAAGACACTCCCGACAAGCGAGGGGTGAGCGAGTTGATGATAAACAATATGTGGGGGGGTAGCCTATACGATAATATCGGGAAATGTGGCAAACGTCCTCATTCCACTATAAGAGTATGAATATGACTGACAAGTATTACATCGGATGGGTACGCAGCGGCAAGGACGGCAAGGGTCTCGTAAAGAGCCGACCGCGCAAACGGATAGCCAATACCGTGACAACATCGCCACCAGGCTGCTTTGCCGACCCTCGCGACGGGCTGGGCAACACCACACCGCATATAGTATATGAGTATGAGTAACCAATAAAAACCAATAGACAATGAAAACTGACACCACACGCACCCTCGTAGTTGGCATAATGCAGACACCACCCTACACTCATATGTTCGAGAGTGCACGTCGTGTATATTCTGCCAAAGGTTTAAGTCCGGCTTGTCTCACACACGGTGGGGGTAATCAAGAGATTAAGGTGTTGGTGGAGCTGTAAAGCATGTCCACGCCCCCAAAACAATTCTTAGTAGATTTGCACAAGCATACGAAGAACTAAAATAGATACTTCTATTTCACTCGTATAGATACTCCCATTTAGTTCGGGTATATGTAATGTTTAATTTAATACTTCATTTTTTATGGCAATGTCATTGGAATTGAGTAAGACGAATGCCTACAATCCTTCTACCAAGAAGCAGGGCTATCGCGCCACCGTCAAGTCCAACGGAAAAGCAGACATGGACTCTTCTTAGGGTGGCGGTCAGAAGCCGCCTTCAGAGTTTGAAGCATAACATCGGTGAGTGTATTACCATTTCAATTCTTTCCAATTCTTACAAAATTGGAAAGAATGGAGTTTCCCGAGAAAAGGTTTTTTACATCGGATTAAACGGATTGAATGGATTTTTCTTTTGTCATCAAATGAAACAAACTAAAATCCGTGAAATCCGTAAAATCTGATGACAAAAAAGAAACTTATCCCGAAGGCCAAGGGATCGTACTCAGTGTGTCGCATGTCGCTACTCCGTAAAACGTAATTAACGGGCTCTGATGCAGACGAGCGAGACGAAGGAAAACGCTATAACCACTGCATATCTTATTTTAATTAACGGATTTATAGACAAAGAAACAATTATGAGAAAATTATTTTCAATTCTTTTTGCGCTTGTCGCAGTAGTGATGTTATCCTCGTGCCGTTTTGTTTCGCCCGATGCCGACGAGGAAACCGTGTTGGTAAAGAAACCATGGATATTCGGACATGGTGGTGTTGACGACACTCCAGTTCAGAGTGGTCTGACATGGTGTGCACTGAGTACTCGTGCCGAGACATTCAAGATTGTTCCGGTACGTCACGAGGTGCTTCTTGACGACATCTTCTCCGACGACAACACTCCGCTCGACTTCCATTCTGTCATAGTCACGCAGGTGGAGCAGGGCCGTTCGCCCATACTGTTGCAGAACTATGGACGTGATTGGTTTAATACTAATCTATACAACTATTTCTGCAATCTTGTCAGAGACCATATCTCACAATATAGCCCATTCGATTTGATGTCTAACCGTCAGGTATTGAGCACTATCGACAAGAAGATTTTGAAGCAGATGCAGGATTACGTTGCAGCCCTCTCCAAGCACAAGCCGATGCCCGTTATCATCAAGGATGTTATTATCGGTAAGGCAACACCCAACAAGGAACAGCTTGCCGAAATGAACCGCACGGCTAAAATGGTACAGGCCAAGCAGACGCAGGAACGTGAATACGAGGTTCAGGTGGCTCGCGAGAAGGCTGAGCGTCAAAAGGCTGTGGCAGATAAGGCGTATATGAGCGAGATGAATCTTAACCCACAGCAGTTTATTCAGCTTAAATGGGTGGAGACGGTGGCTCAGAAGCAGGGCGCAAACATAGATGTGCTCGTAGGTCCAGCTGAGCACATGTGGAACATCAAACGATAAACAATTAAAACAACAACGATTATGGTATCAATTATTTCAGCGTTAATAATCCTCTTGGTTATCTTCGTGCTTTCCTTAATCTCCTCTTGGCTCGACAAGTTCGGACGGAAGCACAAGGAGAAGTTAATAGAGAAAGCTATCGACAAGGTTTCCTCGCTTCTTAACTCCAAGATTGCATTGGTGATGGATCAGTACAAGACTGGTCCGTGGTATCTTATGGTATATACCAAAGAAGCCAACCACCCGATATTGATTTCCAACAACAATATCCGCAGTGTACACCCAGACGCTCTGCATCGCAAGATTATCATCAAGCAGTTCAATGGCGAAGATATGGTGATTGAGAACGTGGAGAACTATGAGTTGTGCTCGGCAAACAATATGTGCGACTACGACATGTAGGCGGACACGACCAACATCATACTTTGACTGGATGTTTCATTCTTAATTTTAACTTAGGCATGGTCCTGTTGTCCGTGAGGAAAGCAGGGCTTTTTGTTTATCTCCTCCTCTAACCATGTCTACTCCTTCTCCCCGTCTTTCCTTATCTTTGCGCTATAACATTTAACAATACACACATTCATCACAATGACAACAGTTAGCAATATCAGCGAGCTCCAACAGCGTAGTGAGGAGCTCCAGTCGCAAGGCTACGAGGCCGTTCTGCCTGGCGCGTTCTGTGCGCCCAAGCAGGGAGGCAACGTGTTTTCGTGGGGCGAGTACGTTCACCAGAAACTCACGGCTTCGGCCACCATGACCGGAGCGGAAGGCAATGCGGCAAGACGGGAGATTTCCGCCGTGTTCGGTTCGTCCGGCGGCGAGAACAAAGCCAAGCCCGAAGGTGTGGGTACGCCTGGACTGGGATTTATGGAGTGGGGCGTGGGCAACCGACTGCCCAACCTCGTGTATCTGCTTTCCAAGATGTCGCCCTTTCCGGCAGCGGGAGTGGATTTCGTGAAGAAGATTCTCGTTGGTCGCGGACCATGCGCCAAGTATCACTATACGCAGTACGTCGGTGGCAACATCACCGAGAAGTCTATCCCCTTCCCCTCGGCTGGCACCCTGCTCCGCGGACAGATAGCCGACCTCAAGGCTAAGGAAGACCAACTCTCACAATCGGATAACCAACTCTCACAATCGGATAACCAATTCTTAAAATCGGAGACCAATTCTGAGAGTGAAGACAGCGAAGAGATGAAGTCGCTCAAGGCAGCACTGGCAGAATGGGAACGCACCAATGAGGAGCTGCAAGAGTTTATCGAGAACAACGACCTCATGCGCACCTATCTTGAGATGGCAGGCGATATGTCGCTCATGTCGCAATGCTTCTGCGAGCTACAGCTCAACCAACGTCAGTTGGACGAGAACGGCCGACCCGTGCCCACATCACAGTGGAACCCGAAGATTGTCGGCATAAAACCTCGCTCGGTGTTCACCACCCGATTGGAGCGCATGGACAGTCAGTATCGCATCAACTATGCCTACCTCTCTAACCAGTGGCTCGACTCCACTCAGACGCTCACCGAAGGCGACCGTCGCATTGCTGCCGTGCCTTATCTCGCAGCCGACACAGCCGTCTCAGACCTCAAACGCCATGTGCGCGAGGCACGTCAGCAGCGTGTGAGCCGCAAGAACCGCCCCACACGCTTCATCATGTCGCCGCGCGACTTCGGAGGTCCCTACTATGCCGATGCCCTTTGGCACAGCATCTTTGCCGGAAGCATCTTTGAGTATGCCTTCACCATTGTTGACGACCGTCTCACTCGTAAGCGCAACAGCAATATTATCGGTCGCGTGATTTACATCCATCAGGAATACCTCAAGCAGCTCTACACCCAGCAGGGCGAGAACAAGAGCAAGACGATGGCACAGATACAGCAGGAGGTGTTCACTGACATCAATCGCTGGCTGTCTAATCCCGACAACGCAGGTCAGGCTCTTATCTCTGCCGTGTTCACTGGCTTGGACGGCAAGGAGCACAAGGCTTGGGAGATTGTGGAGATTGAGAGCAAAGCCAACTCGCAAGCGCAAGCTGAGAAGACCGAGCTTCAGGAAATATCATCCATCATCTTCTTTGCCATGGGTTTGGACTCGAAGCTCATCGGCAACACCCCAGGTGACGCTACATCATCGGGTGGCACCGACCTCCGCGAGCGCTTCCTCGTAAAGCAGATCCAGTTTGCCCCATTGCAGCAGCTCATGCTCCGTCCGTTGGAGGTGATAAGCAAATTCAATGGCTGGGACCCGCACCTGGTGTGGCAGATTGACCGTGAAGTGCTCACCACACTGGATAACTCGAAAACGGGGGTGACGATGCAGGAATAGTAACGAACAAATGATATAGAGCATGATAGAACTGAATAAGATATATAATGAAGACTGCCTCGAAGGAATGAAAAGGATTCCGGACGGGAGTGTGGATTGTATCGTGTGCGATTTGCCGTATGAAGTTCTGAACAAACAGAGTGAAGGAGGTGGATGGGATAACGCCATTCCTTTCGAACCTATGTGGAACGAATATTTTCGCATCACAAAACCTAATGCAGCTATCATCCTTTTTGGCCAAGGTATGTTTACTGCAAAACTTATGATGAGCAATGAAAAGATGTGGAGATATAATATCTTTTGGGATAAGTGCCGCACAACTGGTTTTCTGAATGCCAAAAAGATTCCTCTGAAACGGACGGAAACAATCTCTGTTTTCTATGATAAACAGCCTACCTATCATCCGCAAATGCGTAAATGCCTGCCACATGAACGCAATCATAGTAGAGGTAAGCAGATAAACGACCAAACAAACCGATGCTACGGAAACTTTGGGAAAGCGGACGATATTATTACCGATGAGAAATACCCTACTGATATAGTTGTATTCCAGCGAAACGTCCATGACTCTTTCCACCCTACCCAAAAGCCAGTCGATCTTATTCGGTACCTCATTCGTACCTACTCCAACGAGGGCGACACCATATTAGACAACTGTATGGGCAGCGGCACCACCGCCATTGCTTGTATAAAAGAGAAGCGCAACTTCATCGGCTTTGAGCTCAACAAGGAGTATTACGACAAGGCTTGCAAGCGCATCAAGTTGGAGCAAGCGCAGCTCACGCTGTTCTGACAACTCAAAAATGGATAAATCCTAATCGGCTTGCCGATAATTCAAAATTCAAAAATCAAAATTCGCATGATACTATCAACTATCAAGGAGCTACGGCTCCACATTCCCAGCAACGCCATCGACGAGATCAATTCTCTTCAAGGCATACTCGACAACAGCGAGAAAGATTTTCTGCGCGACAAGTTGGGTGACTCGCTCTACCACCGATTATGCGAGTATTATCAGACCGTTTCGCCCGACGACTTCTACATGGCAGTCAGCAACGGCGAGCACGCTCAGCAGCCCTGGATGCAACTCCTGCTTATGGCACAGCGCATGGTAACATACGATGCCATGTCGCGCTTCGCCTACACACAGGCTCTCTCTATCAACGGCACTGGCATCAACGTGGCTTCAAGTGACGACTACGGCACGGCATCCAAAGACCTGCTTGACAAGGGTGTGCAGGGCTATAAGCGCGAGGCAATGGTTTCGCTCAATCAGATGCTCGTAATGCTTGAAGGTTGGGCACGCAAAATGGCTACACCCGCAGCCATTGCCGAAGCCGACTCCACCGACCCACCGACCACCGAGCCAAAGGACGAGCAGCATAAGGCCATTGAGGAGATAAGCCTATTGTGGCAGGAGAGTCAGTACTACTACGCCCACCACGACCTCCTCATTTCCACATGTGCCGACCTTCAGCAATACCTCGACATCTACGAGAATCGTGAGAAGTTCATCCGTCTTCTGCCCGACCTTCACTTCATTCAAGACGAATACATCAGTGAGGCTATTGGCGAAGACACGGTGCAGCGTCTGCTCCACACCGACAATCCCAACGATAAGCCCCTTCTTCGCAAGGTACGTCGCCTGATGGTGGCCCACCTCGAAGAGCGCACAACAATTCTCACTATTGACAAGGCACGCCGAGTCGCTGCCCACAACGAAGCCATTGCCTTACGCTCCTCGGTGCTCCGGCTCATGGAAATGCGCAAGGCAGCGGACGCTGCCAACACTACCCCCGACAATCCCTCAACCAACACCACCGACTCAACAAGCAAAGGCTACGAGAACAACCAGCCAGACAGCAAGATATTCGTGTCGCCACTGCTGTATTAGTATTTCCAAGGCTTATAAAGGCCCAGTAAGGCTCAGTAAGGCCCATTATAAAAAGCAACATTATGGAAGAAATAATCCGCATTCTAACCCCTGCCCTTACCGCCCGTATGCTCACCTCCGATCAGCGTGAAGCCTTCGAGCGTGGTCTTACTCTTCTTGAGCAGAACCCACGGGCAATGTCGTTCGTAAAGGAGAGCCGACGTTTCCGCGACTATCATCGTCGTGTGCGCCAGCTCCTCACCTATCTGCAAACCATGCAGACCTCTTGCACAGAGATAAAGCGTCACGTCGGTCGCCCCACCAAGGAGGAACAGGCTCTCTATGCCGAGCAGCAGAAGGAGAAGGCTCTTGAGGAGGCACGTCGCTCGCTCTTCCCCGACCTGCAACCCGACCTCACCTTGCAGCCTCTCACCTACGGCGGCATCGTGGCCAACCCCAACGGCGAGACCATAGCGTCCACCATGCCCAACCTCATGCAGCTCCGACCGTTCCTCTCCGTCCGACTGCAAGAGCAAGTCAACACCGTGCGCTCCTTGCGCAACGAGATGGCAGCAAAGTCTGAGCAAGCCAAGACCATGGTCGAAGCCAATGAGAAGGCTGGCAGACCTATCTACACGGAAGAAGAGATTGCCCTTCTCGCCACCCGTGCCGTAAAGATAGAAAGCGACATCCTCCCTCGTATCTACATCAACGTAGACCGTGAAATTGGCGAGGCATACCTTCGCCTATCCCCACGCACCGGCGACCCCGAATACATTGCCCGAATAGAGAAGGCGTGCAACGTCCCACCGCAGAATTTACGCGCCCAGTTCCGTCCTTTTTATGACAAGGCACTCGCCCGTGACCCTCTCTTCGCCCAGTCGGTAGCCGACAAGATAGCCAACGACCGCCCCGAGGTGAAAGCCGCTCGCGACGCAGCAGCCAAGCACAAAGCCGAAGCCGACGCTCTCATCAAGTACATTTTGCGAAAGGACAAGCCTTCGACCAAAGCCCGTGCAAAAGGCCTTACCGACCGCATCGCCCAACTCCGCAAAGACTACACCGACATCGTGACCGAAGACGAACTGAAAGGCTACGAGGCTATTCTTGAGAAAGTAAAAGAAGAAATGAAATGACACCATTCGAGATATTAAAGACTATTTGCACCCATGCCTGCCACGATCGCCACGCTTGCGCCGAGGGCTATCGTGCCATGCTTGCCACCGAAAATATCAGTCAGCTTATGGCTGTGTGGCGATCCAACTGGGAAGACATAGTAGAGAGCAAGTATGCCGACATCATTAACGACCGTCTGCCAGCTCTCTATCCTTCATTGAAGGAAGAAATGAACGCCGCCGGCATCTATGTCAACGAGTGCCCGAAGACCGCACCCGAGTACGTTCTTGTGATAGTGACCGATTGCGACATCCTCGTTGACGTGTACGACTACGCCAAATGCTACCTTTTAGGTTCGGCCTCCGTTCAAGCATGGGGGCACAGTCAGGTGTATAGTGAAAAGAAAGACAAAACTTTCGTTTCTCTAAACGATTACGCTTATGGGCACATCAGTAAAGGTTTTGTGTGGGCATCCGACCATTCTCGGTTATGGACTTCTGCCGAAGCCCTGCTTCATGGCAGCGTGAAATGCGAGGCTCACGGTGGCAAGATAAGCGCAGAAAGTTATCTGAAGATTGAAGCCTACGGCGACACAAAGGTGTTCAGTAATACCGACCGCAACATCACGCTATATGGCAATGCCAAAATAATAGTATAACACTTAAAGCCCAGCAAGGCTTAGAAAGGCTTAATAGTTTCCCAAGGCTTAGAAAGGCCCAGTAAGGCTCAGTAAGGCTTATTAAAAAAATCAACATGAACAGCAAACTAACCATTCTTGCCGACGGCAAGCCCCTCGCCCTGAAGGAAGACGCATCCATCAGCATCGAGTTGAGCAATCCCTTGTTCAACGACGTTGAGATGTTCTCCTATCCCGTAGAGCTGCCCTTGGAAGGCAACCGTCATTTCTTGAAGAACGTGGATGATGTCAGCTCCGACATTCGCCCCGTCAGCTACGAGCACACACCTATGCAGATCGTCGCCGACGGCGTACCCTTCGCCTCCGGCACAGCCATCATCCAGGAAGATGAACGCTTAGAAGACTCCCTCTCACTCAACATCGACGCATCCACACAGTCATTCTCCGACCTCATTAGCGACCTCAAGTGCAACGAGGTGCCTATACCTTCTAAATATAAGGACCAGCTCTTGATAGGCGAGAAGATTGATGAAGTGAATGTTAGCGTGTCGTATAACACTGAGGTGGTTATTAAATACGAAGGTAAGAAAGGTAACAAGAAGTATGGTTCGGTGGGCAAATCTGACACTCACGCGACCTTCTCTCCCCAGGCCCTCGGTTTCTCTTATCCTGCTCAGTGCAAGGAGGCAGGCGACAAGCACGCGGCTGTATTGAAGAAGATATACACCTATCCGAACAGTAACGAAGTGAATGTGCCCGACGTTCTTACGTCATACATCAACGTAAGCGACCCCTACCCCATCAAGCCGTTCTGCAATGCCCGTGTGTGCTACAAGCATTACGATCTTGCCGAAGACGGCTCAACGTCAGACAAGGTTGTAGAGTCTATCGACACCCGTAAAGGAGAGGATGATAAAAATACGAGCGAAAAGGAAATGTACGAAGACCGTGGTCCTATCTGGGTATTGGATGCCGACCGTCCGCAGTCGGGCATCTGCTTCTACGTGTTGTTCTTTCTCGACTGCCTCTTCGAGCATCTTGGCGTACAGTTCGACAATTCGGCTCTTACAGCCATCGGCGACCTAAACCGTCTCTGCTTCTTCACCACAAAATGCTCCTACGATATTGAGCCGTTGTATTATGGCGAGAAGTACAAGAAGGAAGACGAAGCCGTGAAAGCTGGATTGAAAACCACGGACGACATTAAGGTCGGCTTTTTCCAGAAGCAAGCTAACAGCGAAAAGGAGTCAAAAAATCTTTTTGAAGATGTAAATATATGGCTCAGTTCGCGCGGTTGTGGCGGTCAGCTCAAACTCGAAAATCCCAAAGACAAGAGCGTGCAGGAGGTCAGATACCGTGAGGTTACGTATAAGGTGGTAGAGAAGAAGTACGAAGGTGGCTTCTACAACCAAGGTGTTTTCAAGGCCACCGAAGTGGTAGCTGTGGAAGGCGACTGGGTAACTGAACGTGTAGGCGAGAACAAAATTGCAAGCATCACTTGCAAGAGTACCATCGATTCGGCGCAGATGAGTGCAAGTATCTTCCGTATGTATGCCAACGGCAAAAACTTCCCTGCCGAGTCGGTATCAGATGTTATCGACTCGCTTGAACAGCAGTTCGGCATAAAGTTTCATTATGACTACGAACAGAAAAAGGTTACGGCTTATCTCATTCGTGACGTGTTCCGCAAGCAGAATCCCGACCCTCGCCCCCTCCATGCCGAAGTGCTCTCTATGGTACCCATGACGGAGAAGATAACCGGTGTGCGTGCCGGATATGCAGCCGAAAGCGAAGCCAAAGAGCAAAAGGACAACGTGAAGAACAAAGTGAAGGACTACAACACCGATTACGACTACATCAAATACCCCAAGAACCGCACCGTGACAAGTCTTACATATAAGGATATTATTCATCGTGTGCAAAATGACGAAATGAGCGTGTTCATAGACCTTCAGACGGGCAATAAGTATCGTGTGAAGATTGACAAGGATTTTACCAATGCTGGCGATATGAAGCCGCGACTGTTTGAGGTGGGAGCCATGAAGGGAGTGGAAACAGGCGATTGTTCTACGCTCAACGAAGACTACATCATAGAGTTCAAGTCATCGTTTGTTCCTGTCGGAATGGTGGATGCCAACTACCGTAAAGCTCTATCATCAACATCGGGCAGCACGTGCGTTAGCGATGACCCAAAGCAGCCAACCGAAGTAGGTAAGGAACATAAAGGTAAAGAGGTTGGAGGATTGAACGAGTCTTACGCCAAGACCCAGATGGCAGCTCTCATTGACGAGGATATGGAGCATGAGTTTGTGAAGCAATACATCAAGAACCCCATGTCGTCAATGGTTGCCGACTTCTACGTTACCGAAGAACTCTCGCTGCGTGAGAGCTATGATCCGTCGTCTACCGATGACGGCAACTCGCCCCTTCAGTCATACGACTGGGGCTTGTCTGTGGCTATCATGCGAGGTGGTGGCATCGACGCGACACACGAAGCCTACGGCTATAACTATGACGGATTCGGCAACTCGAAGTGGCGCACAAAGGCTGGCGACTATGCTCTGACTACCGACTCCATCGACCCATACGGCAACGAGTACGACTACAACGGCGTTGAGTCGGGCATCGGCAACGAGGAACGCTTCTCCTTGAAGCCACGTGCTTGGGTGCAGCCCGAATGGGCAGACGCTCCACTCGTAGTAAACACTCCATCGGTAAAGAACCGAGGCTACGTAGACGTGTTCCTCGTCGATTACATCTACTTTCTCCTTCACCGTAAGAAGTATTACGTCAAGTGCCTCGTCTCCGTAGCGCAGATAGCCGACATTCAGAACCACTGGAAAGAGTGGTGGACCATTGACGGCAAGAAATGCCTAATCAACAAGGTAAATGCCGACGTGACGGCGAAGGAAGGAATGGGAGAAGTAGAAATGGAAATCTACAGCATTTAACTAATAAATAATAATTACCAATTAATAATTAAAGCAATGGCAAGTTATTTAAAATTTCTATCCGGTTCGGTGTTTAATGGTAATCCTATCTCTTTTATTGTTAAACCTATTAATTTAAATAAAACGCCCTCTTTCCATCGTATGATATTCGAGATAAAATGCGGTATAAGCGAAGGAAACTACGAAACCATAAAGATGTCGGAACCTATAATCAGCGAAAAAGTTAGAAATGTTGTGGTTGATATTTCCTCTGCTCTACGTTCTTTTCGCGATTCGTATATTTACAAGTCCGAACCTGGTGTAATGCCCGTAGTGAAGTTCAACGTGTCGGCATACGACGAGTATATGCTTGATGGTGAAGTATATAAGACATCACCGGTGTCTTACTTGTCCGGAGACGATGTAAAGCAGACTCTATTCGGAGGCTTCTCCGATTACGACCGACTTACGGCCACAAACGACACAATGCCCGTTAGCCGCATGACACGCAAGCCCACCACCATACCGCAGTTGGCATGTGTAGGCGAAACTATCATCTACGTAGATCCCTACTCGCCTGCCATCGACTTCACCACAGCAACATGGGATGCGCCCGAAGCCAAGGCTTTCACGATAACCAACGAAGGAAGACAAACCATTGGTGACATCAGCGTTTATGCCATGCCGCAGACCGAAGCCAAGCATCGCACGGAGTTCCGCTTCATCAATTCATTCGGCGTATTGGAGAGCGTCAGTGTACCAAGAGTGTATAGCAAGAAACTCGGCATTACAACCAACAACTACACCCTGACACAAAAAGAATCCCTGCGCTCGATCTCACGTGCAACAACCCGCAAGCAGAATAATCAGGAGGAATGGAACTTTCAGACCGACCCTCTCGATGAAGCATGGCTCGCATGGTATCTACATGAGTTCTTGATGACAGAACACGCATGGATAAGCATCAACGGCAAATTCTTGCCCTGCACCATCACAGCCGACGACGAGATCTCTTTTGATGACAAAACAAAAGAAGGTGTGCACAGCGTGTCGTTTACGGCGAAACTCGACTTCCGAGGAAGCACAATCATTTGAGTTTTGAATTTCGAGTTTTGAATTAGGAACCGGTCGGCTTGCAGCCGATTTACGACCTCAAGAGTCACCATGCTCCTGCGGTCGTTTGCGTTTAAGTATGTCCGTATTATACTAACGCTTTTTTCTAAATTCGTAACAGAAAATCAACATAATATATGACACAAGCAACAACCAGAGACTATTGGATTTCGCCCTCGGCATTGCACATCGAACTCAATGCCCTTGGCAATCCTGACTATATTCAGGCATCGTGCATAAGCGGTGCCCAAATTCTTGTGTACGTTAAGAATATTATCGGCTTCGATGCTGGACACAATTACCGGCGCTGGTCCTTGCAGGCAGTTCCAACGGTATTCAACACCCACACCGAGAAATACGTTTATGCCGCCATCCCTCGCGACATGACGCTCACGGCTTCGGCATTGATTGTGTTCCCGTCTGAGCAGGTAGACATCTACGGCAAGAACGAAAAAGAAGAGCAGATAGGCGATGAGAAGTACTACTACATCTTTCTGCAAGGTATCATCACCTCGTCGGGTGATAATGGCACGGTGCAGCGCGATTGGAAGGAAGGCTGCAGAATCGTATATGGCTACTTGTCCTCAGACGAAGCAATCAGTGCCATTCCCTACGAAAGCGAGTGGTATAACTATGCTTCGGTAGACGGAATCGTAACCTTCCTCAAGGATATCACGATGAAGGCGGGCTCTAAATTTCGCCAACTTTTCGCAAAGACTCTCACTATTGTGTCCGGAGGACATATAGCTTTTGAAGGACAAGGCGAGGTGAATGGAGTAGCCACAACGGGCACGCAGTTTGAGTCTACCGACAAGATAGTAACTCCGAAGTTTCTCGACGATAATGCGCTGTCAAAAGTAAAACAGGATGTCGCGCAGAAACTTATCCGCTTTTTGGAAGGTATCGCATTCGGCGAACAGAGCGACAATAACCCTCTCGGCATCTCCTCTGACGGCATCGCAACCCTCAAAGAGATTGTGTCGGCTGCGTTCCGTTCGGGTGCGCTC